AAACGGGGTTGTTACGTCTGTGAATAAAAAAAGTATAACCATTAATAATCACGCAACGATTAAGATAAAAACAAATAATATTTCACCCATCCCTCTCACGGAAGAATGGTTGTTGAAGTTTGGCTATATAACACATAGTCATCAAAAAAATTACTATACTATAAAAGGACACATTATTTGGAAGTGTAACGAAATGTTTTTGTGCGATAAAAATGGAGTACACATCAAATACGTTCACCAACTACAGAATTTGTATTGGGTACTTAATGGTGAAGAACTTGTTATTAAGGAGGAAATAAAATGAAAATTAAAAGAAAATTCGACTTAATAAGTTTGCTTTTTTTAAGTTCAACGTGGGTAGTACCAATAATGTTATACTACACTTTTAAGCACTTTAATCTACTAACCAAAAATGAATGGCTATGGTGGATTTACATACCATTGATGTTTTTAATTTGGGTTTTATTGTGTTTTAAAATAGTTAAAGATGAAAATAACCCACATAGTTGGGTAATATTTTCAAGCAAACATGAGCAATGTATCAAGTGCAAAACAAAGAAATTTTTAGAGCCTAACCACGGGAAATATGTATGGGTTTACTATTCCCCCAAAAATAACAACCCAAGCCTTAAAATGCCAAAATGCATACCAACAAAAAATAATTATAAGGAGAAAATAAAATGAAAATGGCAAAAGCCTCTCAACAAGACGTTGATACATTGCGGAAATGGATGCAATTCAACGACGATATTTCCCGAATTGACCCGTTAGACAAACGCGAATGGAATGACTTTTTAGAAGATTGGGGAGATGACGAAAGATTTACCCCCATAATTAAACATTGCACCGACGAGAATGGCTTTAAATGGGAATATTATTGGGATTACTATCAATCTCATATAAGCCATATCCACATGAGAATCATAATGGGATTTGAAGTCTTATTAGATAACGTATGTGACCCTGATTTAGATTACTTAGATTATAGACCCGAATTGAAAAAGCAATTTGAATTTTATTCAGAACATCACCCCGAAGAAGAAAAGGAGGAAACAAACAATGCCATGTAATAATGGAAATTATGATGCGGGTAAAGAAGTAATTTATCGAGAGATAAATGACCCACGAGATAGAGCAGAAATCGACAAATTAAAACATTTGCTTTTAGGGCAAAACGTAGAAGTAGTATCGTTAAAAGAAAGAAACAAAGGTCTTGAAGCAGGCTTATGTGCTCTAATTATGGAACTTGAAAAGAGAGGAATAGCCAACGAGATAATTCAAGATGCAAACAAAAATGGAATGATTAATATAAGTGATTTTTGGGAGCACCATTCAACTGAAGATGAAACTCGATTAGCAGTCCAATTGCACAAATTTTCAGAACACGAACAAGAAGTTTTAAAAAGATTATTAAACAAGAAATGAACAAGTATTATTATTTGATTTTACTAATGGATATAATTTTGTCATACTATTTAGGGTATTCAGTAGGCAAAAACACGAAAAAGAATAATGGAAAATCTGAAGGTTAAATCCATTAACTATGATGATTGTAAGGAGTGGTTTCTCAAGAAGCATTACGCTCGAAGGATGCCACCCCCCATCATCTATTGTTTTGGGCTTTATGATGCCGACAAGTTGATTGGCGTATGCAGTTATTCGATTACCATGGCTACGGAGTTAAGGAAGAAATTCTCTTCAGGACTTTTAGAATTATCCCGTCTTGTAATTGAGGAGGGATACCCCAAAAACACGTTGTCTTTTTTTGTAGCACAAACTTTCAAACTATTCCCTACGCCCATGGTGCTATTGAGTTATGCCGATACTTCACACGGACACCATGGCTATATTTACCAAGCAACAAATTGGATTTACACGGGGCTTTCAGAAAAGTTTATGGACTACGCAGTAAGAGGTATGGAGCACTTACACAATCAAACCATTATGGATATGTCCAAAGGGAAAGAAAATCGCGTAGAGTGGCTCAGGAATAAGTTTGGAGATAAACTTTACATGGTCGAACGCCCCCGAAAGCACCGATACTTCTATTTTGTGGGTAACAAACGTCAAAAAAAGGCAATGATGAAAGAATTCCCATACGAAAGAAAACCTTACCCTAAAGGGGATAATAAACGATATGATTCAAGTTATCAAACTACAACACAAGTAAAACTATTTTAAACCAACACGATGAAAAATTTTTTATTAGCATACGTTCAAGTGCTTTTTGTTTCATTGAACACAATTTTTTTAGCCAAAAATAACCCCACTATGGTTTTTTTATGTGCTTTTTTGATTTCTTACATTTGGTCACATAATGTAAAAAAAGTTGCCCTTGGCTCAGAAGTAGATAAAATCATTTATGCTTTGGGGGCTTCATTGGGTAGTGTTTCGGGATTGCTAATTAGTAAATATTTATAAAAATGATAAGCGAAGTTAAAAACATGGATTGCATGGAATACATGGCTCAATTCCCCAATGATTATTTCGAGTTAGCCATTATTGACCCTCCGTATGGACTTGGGGCTGACAAACCAAGCATTAAGCCTGAATTTGTTAAACAAAAAAATGGTAACTCATTATTTGTAAACTCAAATAAATATGAACATAAAAATTGGGATAATTCCATACCAAACCCTGAATATTTCAAAGAATTATTTAGAGTTAGCAAAAAACAAATAATTTGGGGTGGCAATTATTTTGGATTGATGGGAGGTTATTTAGTTTGGGATAAACTAAACTCAAATAGCGACCAATTTGATTGTGAATTAGCATGGATTTCTTTTTCTCAAAGAACAGATATTGTTTATTATAGATGGCATGGTATGTTTCAAGGTGTTACTTGTGGTAAAAATGTAACTAAGTCATTAATACAACAAGGTAACAAGAAACTAAATGAACGTAGAATTCACCCAACACAAAAACCCGTAGCACTTTATAGATGGTTACTGCAGAACTATGCAGAGCAGAGCGATAAAATACTTGATACGCATTTAGGTTCGGGAAGTTCAAGAATTGCAGCAGATATTGAGGGTTTTGATTTTTACGCTTGTGAACTCGATAAAGATTATTTTGAAGCAAGTTGTAAACGATTTGAAGAATATAAACTACAAACTAAACTATTTTAAAAAATGATTAAGCCAATAATAATGTACACAATTATTTGCGACGGGTGTGGCAAAGATGTTTGTGAAGGAACTGAATATTCAGGATGGAATGACAAAGCCTATCTTGAAGATGTAGCCTTAGAAGATTTATGGATAATTAGGGACGATGAAAACTATTGCCCCGATTGTTGGGAATGGGATGAAGAAGATACGGGCGAAGAGCGCGTGAAAATTGGCAAGAAAGGCAATTTCAAATCCTCATTCAAAGATGGGCACGATATGATTTTAGAAAGTTTGGTTTCAAAGATGATTCGTGACCAACACATTACCATTAATCAAGAGAAACTCTTATCTATCCTTTCTGATGCAAGGGAAATTGACATGGAAGTTAGGAGGCAAGATTTAAAGAAATATTTTAAACGTGGTGAAAATAACTTTAAGAGAGGTTATCGCCCCGTAACATTTGAAGAATTTTATAAACAAGAAAAATGAAAAACAATACCCAACGTGAATGCCGATATTGCCAAAGCCCCATTCGTGGCAGAATTGACAAGAAGTTTTGTTGCGACTTATGTAGGGCAAGATATCATAACGAAAACGAAAGAGAATCAAGAATAACGAGAACGAATGCCGTTGTCAAGGAGGATTGCTCTTTTGAAATTTTGATGGAGAGATTGGAGAAAGAACAAAAATTCGCCATGAAGCAAAAAATGTTCACCAAATCCCATGCTTTAGGTCTTGCATTGGACTTTTGCAAAGAAATGATACCCGTTTACAAAAAAGAGATAGGTAAAGCATGGTACGCAGGACAAAATGATGGTATTTCGCACCAAACTCCAATAGGGAAATCCCCCGAAAAGAAGTACATAGAACAAAACTACAACATATAACAACATGACCAACAAAGAACAAATTTCTTCGCTAATCGAGAGTAGCGGATTAAACGACGAACGTAAAGGCTTACTTTACAAATCCTTTGATGATTTTATTGCCACCGCCCAAGAATGGGAATCTAAAGCCAAGGAGATTGTGGTTACGGATATTTCCCAAGTGGAGATTATGAAAACTGCGCGTGAAGGTAGATTACTTCTTCGAGATAAAAGAACCGATATTGAGAGGTTAAGAAAACAAATCAAGGAGCAACCATTAAGAGAGTGCCAAGCAATCGATTTGGTAGCCCGTACTTTGACCGAATTAATTACTCCTATTGAAGAGTACCTAAAGCACCAAGAAGAGTTCGCAAAACGCGAAAAAGATAAACTTGCCCAAGAGAGAAAATCCTTGTTAGAATCATTTGGTGCAACGTCCGATGGTCTTGATTTGGTAGAGATGACTGAATCTATGTTTAATATGATTCTTGCAGGAGCGAAAAGTGAACACGAAGCACTTTTGAAAAAGCAAGAAGAGGAAAGGATAAAGAAAGAGGAAGAAATGGAGAAAGAGAAAAAACGCTTAGAGGAGCAAGAGGCTGAGAATGAGCGTTTGAGAAAATTGGCGAAAGAACAAGCCGATAAATTAGCGGAAGAACAAAATAAGTTGAAGGAGATTCAACGGAAAGCAGAAGAAGAGAAAGCGAAATTGAAAGCGCAACAAGATGCAAAGTTGAAAGCAGAGCAGGATAAGTTGAAAGCGGAAAAAGAAAGATTGAAGGAGATTCAAAGAAAAGCCGAAGAAGAAACCGCGAAATTGAAAGCAGAGCAAGATGCTAAAATCAAAGAAATGCAAGACGAATTGGCTCAGTCTGAAAAAGAAAAAGAGGGCGTGGTTTTCTTTATCGTGAATAAAAACTCAATTAAACGCACTTATGAAAGCGTTGAACAAGCCAAAAACGCATTAACTCAGGCAAGTGCAAGTATGTCCGTAGAGGATTTTGTCATTTGTCAAGTGATGAAATAACACTTTTTACATCCATTTACTCAAGAAATAGTGCTTTTCACAAAGATTAGCACTATTTTTTTTATTTTCAGAAATAAAAGAGTTGCACGAATGAAAACTTTTTGTACTTTTGAATCAACAAACACGACAAAAAAATGATTAACAAGATTAGCCAAGAAGAAATTCTTAGAAACGCACCTGCGGTGCTTGAAACAACTTTCAGAGCAAACTTATCTCACCGCTACACCCACATTCCAACCTCAGAGTTGATTAAAGATATGGAAGATTTGGGATGGGTTGCCGTAAGAGCACAACAACAAAACTCAAGGGACGAGAACAAGCGTATCCACAAAAAGCACCTTGTTACCTTTAGAAATCCCAAAATCAAAGTTGAGAGCAAAGAAGGTGATGACATCTTCCCACAAATTTTAATCATCAATAGCCATGATGGTTCTTCTTCTTTCCAATTTAGAGTAGGTATTTTTAGATTGGTTTGCTCAAATGGTTTGGTTATCGCCACCGAAGATTTCGGTAAAACTTCTCTTCGCCATAGCGGTTATTCTTTTGAAGAGTTAAAGAAAATCGTTTTCAACCTTACAAAGGATATCCCTAACACCATTCAAATGTTGAATAAGTTAAATAAGATTGAGTTGGACGAGGAAAAGCAAAAGGAATTTGTTGAACAAGCCATCAAAATTCGTTTTGGCGAGAAATCTATTGGGTACGATAGCGAAGAGTTATTGAGGACTATGAGAAGCCATGACGAGGGGAATACCATTTGGAAGATTTTGAACAAAGTTCAAGAGCACTTAACCCATGGTACTTTTAACTACACCAATAAAGGTGTTATGAAGCCAAAAAGACGTAAAGCAAGAGGTATCAAGAATTTCCATAAGGATATTGATATGAACGAAAGATTGTTCAGATTGGCTTATTCATTCGCAAAAAATTAATTTTTATAAATATGAAATTAGAACTCATTTACACCAAAGACTACTTATTTGCTATAAATAAGAATGAACCAATTAAAAAAGATGATATAATCATTAATCTAAATCACTTTAACACTTCAGTAGCAGAAACAAGTTTTAAAAATACTGCTTACTTTGATTGTGCAAAAATTATTGCGCATAGACCATTAGATAAAGAAGGTTGGCGTTATGATGTGCCATTGTTGCCCGAATTTAAAGAGATTACGGAAGAAGATAATGCATTTATTTTTTTAAGAAATTTAAGCAATCCCTATGCGGTTGGTGGCGAATTTTACAAATGCTTTGAACAAGGATTTTTAAAGGGTTATAATGAACGTAACCCAAAATCATCCAAATTTCCAAAATATTTTGATTGTAATGTAGATTTAATAGTAACGGGGAATTTGGTAACGCCAATATTTATAACAAAAACTAATTTAGAAGGTCATGTTATATTGATGGGTGATTACATTTACGAAGAAAATGAAATTAATAGCCCTGAGCCTAATAATGAGCCATTACCAGACTCCAACGTAATAGAAGAGCCATTGGCGGTTCAAGCCTTGATGCAAAAGTTCGTTGAAAAATCTTCTATGATTACCATGGAGGATTTGCAACAAGCCCTTGAATTGCAGAAAAAGCAAATGATAGAATTTGCCGACAACTACATTGACGCTTCACTAACCTACAAAAAAGGGCAAGGTCTTGTTTTTACCATTGATGCGGATGACTTTTTCAAACAAAAACACAACTTATGAAAACCGATAATCCAATAATGATTGAAGAGGATTGGAAAGTTCTTTTCAAAACCAATAGAAAAATAAGTGATTTGTTGGCTACAAGAGTGCCACAAAACCTACATTCTTATTGGGGTTTAATCATACAAATTTTTCAAAAATTTGATAGTGTTTCTTGCAAAATTGAAGGTAATCAATTTGTTTTTGAAAGATATTTACCAAAAGAAATGGTTTCATTGGGGATAGAAAAAGAATCTTTAACCATAAAGCCAAATGAGGTTTTAATGCTCATATTGTTTGATGGTATTACCTATCTAACAAAGATAACTGAAAAGGAAGAAGATAGTGCAATAGATTTTATTTACACAAAACTAATACAACAATGAACCCTGAAGGAATTACTCCCGCCCAACAAGCAGAACAACTCTTTACCGAATGTGTACTTGCCGTTTCCAAGATTGAAAACTTGGAGGAGAGACAAGCCAAGTTTCAAGAGCAAAAGAACATGGCTACGGCTATAATTGATTTGAATTTAAACCATTGGCTATTAACAAAAGCAGAATGGGAAAACATTTTAAATGTAACTTCGCAAAAGAATGCTGAACACTTCAAGCAAGACTTGGATGAGTAGCAATGTTTTTGTTTTTCTAAGAGCCTCCGAAAGGGGGCTTTTTTATTTAACTCAATGCCGTAAATGATATACATAAAACTAATGCCGAGTACTTCGTAAATTGTTGATAATATTGGGGTTCAAATGGTTGTTGTTTAAAAACTTTTATTTACTTTTGTTCTACAACACGACAATGAAAAACGTATCAGAAGCAAAAAAATTAGCCTACGTTGAGGCTATTTCAAACGGCTATCGCAAAACGATAGCAACCGCAGTTTACTTGTTATTGAAAGACAAGCCAATGACAACTGAAGTTTTAAGAGATGCGGGAATTCCCCATCAATCTCTTACCGCTTCACTTTCTTACCTTGAAGATTTAGGAATGATTTACAAATCTGAATTGGTGCAAGGTAGAAAAAGAAAATTCACCTTATGGAAAGCCGTTACCGACAAAGAAGAGATGTCCATTAGGAGAAGAGAGATTGAAGATGACAAATTTAACGCATGGGTTAAAAAAGGTAACGACATGGGTTATTTTGAGATGATTAAGCAGTCGTAGAATGAAAAAAAGAGTACCCGATTACGTTAAAAAACGTACACAACGAATAAAACTTTACGCGAAGGTTGTAAAGGCTACCCGAAAGGAGTTAAAGAAACAAGGACGCGAGGTTAGTTACGAAGAAGCGAAAAAATATGCTTCCGCCAATGTTTATCCTTCCTTCAAAGGTCAAAAAGCCTATAAAGTAAAAGTTAAAGATATTCGTGCCGTAGTGCGCGATAGCGTGGTCGGGTACACTATTCTTGCAAAGCCAATTCCCGAAAGTGATTTTATCGACCCAAGAGCAATTTCGGAAGATGAAGTTACGGGTATAAATTGGTTTGATATTGATGGTTTTTTGACGGGAGATTCTTACCCGTCTTTGCGTATGGCAAGAGCCCTACGCGACAATGACAAAGATATTAGAATTGAAGTTATCGCGGGGCAATATGGAAGAACGGGAGAGTTCAACTTTTCCGAATACGAATATACCTCGATGGGGCTTCAGGAAATTGTAGAAAATATTCGTGCTACAAATCCATGGGTAGGTCAAGAGCCATACCTTACATGGGAGGGTTATGTTGGTATCCGAGACGGGAAAACCGATATGACCGACCCTAACACCTACATTCTTCAATTTATCTTAATTGAGAATGATAAACCGATTGTAGAGCCTTTCACCATTACTTCTTTACCGCCACAAAAGATTGCTAACATCGAAGATTATCAGAGATTGAAAAAAGAGCAACAAGAGCGTTTGAAATTCAAAAAGGAACACGAGGCGCAACGTATTGAAGAAGAAAAAAAGAAAGTCCGAAAAGCGGTTGTACGCCCTACCAAAAAAGTAAGGGTAAAAGAACCACCAATAAAAGTTGAACCCGTTGCCCCTGAACCCAAAAAAGGGCGTGTCACCAAAGGTGATAGGGTAATTGAGTTGAACCGATTGAAGAATCGCGAGTTGGAATTGCTTCGCGCAGACTACAATGACCAATTGATTTCCAAGGTGAAATATAAAAAGGAAAGAGAGCGTATTGTTACCAACTACGAAGAAGCATTTAAGAAACTTCGCAAGGGTGGAATTATTTGATAAAATTTATTTGCAGAAATAAAATATTATTGTATATTTGAATTGAAAACCCAAATAATACAAAAAATGGTACATTACACACACGAAGAAAAGGTGGGCTATGAAAAGCACCTTCGATTAATGTTATCCTCAAGCAAAGATGGAGACGTAGTAGATTTTCCCCAAGGGAACATCAAATTCATGAAAAAGGGCGAAAAGTTGTACGCAACCATTCCCGATATTGTGAAAATTCAAAACATGGTCTACGATAATTTCTTTGATGACCACATTGGAAACATTGATAATCTGAGCAATTTGAGTTAAATTTTGCGGTTATGGGTACTTATCCAAAAATCAGCAAGAAACAGTGTTATTACTACTTGAATCAATTCCCTTACCAATCCCAAAAGGTTATTAAAGCAGTTAAAAAAGTTTTAGACCCTCTCAATGAGAAGAACTTTGATTTTAACGCTTTAATGAACTATTTGTTTTGGTCTAAGGATATTTTACTGAAGATGGGCTACTACCACTTCAAGGTTCAACTTGAAAAAGGCAATTTATTGAAATATTAGTATGAGCAAAAAAGAAACTTTGATGATTGTGGACAAAGAAGCGCGTATTCGCAAGAGTCCCATCGCATTAGTTGACAAGTTATCGCGAAACAAACGTAATTTTCTCGTTAGAGAAACGCCATTTATGACCTCCCTCGTTTATGATGGCAAAGAAATCATTTACACAAAGAAGTCGATGATTTTCCCACCGAGCCAACTTTGGATTTTCCGAAATGTAAAGATGGATGCCGAGAAATTCGCAAAACGCGTAGATGACAAGGAGGTTAGATTCGTTATGCCCGAAAAACGTCAAACAAACGTAACCAATCCTAACTACGATGATAGTTACGGAGTAATCACGGGAACGGACGTAAACTCCGCCTATTGGACGATTGCAATGCACTATGGTATAATCTCTCAAAGAACCTATGAAAAGGCGGGAGATGATTTCTATAAGGTAACGAGATTGGCTGCTTTGGCTATCCTTGGGCGAACTATGCTTTTCAAAGAATACAAAGAAGGCAAACTTCAAAAAGAGCCTAAGTTGTTAGAAGGGAGTAAAGTTATTCGGGATTTCTATCGCGCCATTCGTTTTAAATGCTATGAGCACATGAGCAACATTGCAGATTTACTTGGGAATGATTTCGATGCTTACCGAACCGATTGTATTTACTATCGCGACACGCCCGAAAACCGCCAAATTGTTTACGATTACCTCGATGCGCATGGCTTTAATTACAAGCAATTGGTATTTGGTGAAGAAGAAGAAGGCAAAATGAAAATTGAACTCTCAGATTTATAAACTTTTATTTGCCAAAACAAAATATTTACTTAAATTTGCAGTATATGGAATTGTCTTTGATAGAAATTAATGTGCACGAGTTGGTTGACCAACCTACATTAGCCACCTACATGAGTGAAGGTGAAGAAGTAATTCTTGAAAAGAACCGACCCTTTTACCAAAATAGCAAAGAGATTTGTGTGCAAGGTATATACTTCGCTTTGACGGAGTTTAAAGAGGGGGAGGTTAACTTTCGAGTGCTTAGTCTTTACAAAAAATCACCACGCCAAAAGAAAACTTATCGTTACGCATTTGGATGCTATGACCAAAAGAAAAACAAAATCTATTGGTTCTTCAACCTTGATAGCGTAGCGTCGAGCAGGGATATAGCAGTTAAGACTATGGGAGCATTAAACACTTGGTGCAAGACAAACGCTCCGAGTTGTACCGCATTTGCTTACAAGAAGTAATTATGGCGAAAATCAGATGTATTTTGATTGACCCTTCCAAACAAAAAGTGGAAGAGATTTTCTTGGATTCTGAAAATATGCTCCAAGAATGGTACAAAACCATTGGGAATAACTGTAATCTCGTTACAAACGTAGTTTATATGCATTGGATGAACATCGCCAATGGTTTGTTAGCAGATGAAGAAATTCTTAACCGCCAAGAGGATATTGAGGGAATGTTTGAATTACTTGTGGGGAATCAAGTTTTCGTAATCGTAAACAAGGCTATCATTGTTGGTAACAACCAAGCAGATGGAAGTTGCGTTGATTGTACTTTCCCCGTAAGTTACATTGAGAACCAAATTTCATGGCGAACAAAGGAAGATGCATTAATTTATGCAAAACAAGTAACAACCCCTAATTCTGATGTAATTTGGTGGCAAGATAATTTGTAATTTTTATGTCCAATAATTTTCACCACTATGAAATCGTCATCAACGAGAAAGACTACCACGTCACCTACTGCAAAAGCGACGATAAAATCACCCTCAGAGAATTCCCAAAAGGATATGACGGGGAAATCAGAAAGTTGCCAAAAATATTCGAGCACGAAGGATTTGAAGAATGGGTTGCCGAAGAAGGTTTACTTCGCGAATCAATGCTCACTTTTAGCCCCGAAGAAGATACATGGATTGACCGAGAGTGGAATATACCCTTTTCAGTCTTTATTGATGACTACGAAAAAATGGTTGAAGCGTTGGTTGAATTTGTTCAAGAATTTTGTGAAATCGAACTTTAACGAACAAAAAAAGGGTAGTAACGACCATTACTACCCCATTGCGAACAACACGACCAAATTTCCTTTAGCGAGAGAAAGATTCGGACAAAACAAATTTATGGATAACTTGGAACAAGACTATTCATTATTCCTTGCCGATGTTGAGTTTATCCGCAACACCATGCAAAACCCTCTCAACTTGCCTAAAGACGTAGCACCTATCACTACAATGGTGTTTTTGTTAAAACGTAAATATCAACATTTATCTCATTTATCTTGCTATAGACTTTTTGAATTTCAAATAAATCAACTTCAGGAGAAAGCCAAAGACATGACTATAAAGTTCTACAAATACTACTTTGAAGGCAAGGAAAAGCCCATCATAATTGAGGCTATTTCTAAAGAAAGTGCTCACTATGCACTTCAAAAAATAATCCCAACCCTTTCAGAAAAAGGATACGATTTAAGAGATTTAACCAACATGAAAGTTGAAAGCCCAATCGTGGGTGTAAGCCGTAAGCAAAACCAAGGCAAAAACTTCATTTGGAGCGAAGAGGGTTGGATTGAAGAAAGATAATTATGACAATTTTACTTATAACCATTATCGCAATACTGATTTTACTTTTATTGTGTGCTTTATCGTACATAAGAGTTCAGAACAAAATCATAAAATGCTTAACCAACATAGTTTTACCAAATAATGACACGACAAATTAAAATTTCACAATCCTTGTTGAAAGCCCTTAGCGAATACATACAAGGAATCGAATGTGGCATATCTTTTAAAGTAAGATATATCACCAAAGAAGTAGAGTTTACCCCAACTGACTCAATGAAGTTGGGCAACTTTTTTGAATTCCATGCTACGGGAGCAATGCCGAGAAGTGGTGAGCCCCAAGGCGAAAAAACTCAAAAAGGAGAATATACCGCAGACTACAAGAGAGCCTTAGCCTCCGCACAATTCTTCAAAGCACTTTCAACCCACTTTGGGATTAAGATTTTGGAGAAAAACTTTTTATTAGAAGGAGAGAAAGAAAAAGGATACCTCGATATTCTTGCAGAATGGGACGGCAGAGTCGTTATTATTGATTTAAAGTACTCAGGGCTACTTGATGACAAATGGAGTCCTTACGGGTGGCATACGGACTTTCTTTCAGAAAAAGAAAATATCATGATTCAACCCGTTTCATACAAAGGTTTGGCGAGAGAAGTTTTGGGCGTAGAGAATATTCCATTCTTTTTTTGGGTGTTTGATTCAAAAAATCCCACTTCCGCCAAAATTATCGAAGTAGAAATTGATGAACGAAGATTTGAAAACCATAAAGAAGCGGTTGATATTGCTATCAACTACTTACAAACTCACATACAAAAAGATGATTGGATTCCAAGACCCGAATTATTGCGTTGCCAATCATGTGCATACAAATCAAAGTGCCCTCATGGGGTAGATTATCCTATTATTGAAAAAGTTTATTTTTAATCATGACTATAGAAGAAAGAGCCGACAAATGGGCTAAAGAAGTGGGCTTAGAAAAAGCCATTGCAGATTTAAACAATGAAATCTTTGTAAAGGAGAATTCATTCGGTAAAGTTGGTTATACCGCAGATGATTTGCGGTATGTCAAAGAGCGAAAAGCAATGGTGAAGTACCTATCCGAGAAAAAATGAGACGCACGACCAATAACTCCCCCATTACGCAACAACAATCTCAATTTCTTATAACTCAAATTACTTCCATGATGGAAGAATATGAGAAGAAAGTTTTGGGCGAATTGCTAAAGCAACACAAGATGTCCCCTGCTCAATTTGTGCAGATTGTCTTGAGTGAAGTAAAACGAAATCCAATGATGCTTGAAGCGTTCAAAAAAGAGCCTTCATCGTTATTCGCCTCAATCATTTATTGTGCTCAATTAGGGCTTTCCCCTTCGGCTATAGCGGGAGAATTTTATTTCCTTCCGTTCAAGGGAATAGTAGTGAAGCCAATTATCGGATATAAGGGCTTGGTTTCGCTTATGACAAGGAACAATGCCGTGATGCATATTTCCGCAGAAACAGTGCATGGTGCGGACGTATTTGAATACGAATTAGGTCTTGAGCCAAAATTGATTCATAAGCCCGTAGAATCGATAAGAACATCAAAAAATTTCTTGTACGTTTATGTGGTAGCAAAACTTAATAATGGAGAGAAAGTTTTCAAGGTAATGAACCTAAATGAAATCAATTCCATATTGGCTACCATGGATGAGGTTAGTCCTTACTACTTCAACGATGCCAAAGACCCTATGATGTGGATGATTAAGAAAACTTGCTTAAAGCAGTTGGCTAAACTTCTTCCCAAAGACTATTTCGGGAGTGAAGCAATCTCCCTTGATGATAAAATGGAGGGCAATGGCTATATCGTATTGAATGATGAAGACAAAATCGAATTCAAAGAGGGCGTGAAATTTACCGCCAAATTACCATCCAAGAAAAACGTCTACGGGTCTTTAATGGCGGAAGGCAAAAAAGAACATGAAGAAAATGACCAAAAGTTATTAACTTCGCAACCGCATACGGAGGAAATACCAAGTGAAAACGAAAGTAATTCAGCCGAGAATGACAAAGATTCCGAAATCACACCGAATGTTCGGTTCGTGAAAAAAAGAAAAAAGGGAGGTATTTAGCCTCCCCTTTTTTTTGTGACAATAAAAGCGCAGAATCACAAATTATAAAGTACCCGTGTAGGTCAGAGTAGAAAACACCAATTTATCATTGGTGGTCATCAAAATGGGTTGATTGAGCGTATTATAGGAAACCCAAAATAATCCCAAACTTGAATTAAACGAAAGAGAATTTGCAATTGCTTGTGCACTTGTAAAATTCCCCGTTAAATTTTGCGTAGAAAACGATGGGTCTCCTACGTTTTTGTACTGCAAAGATATTTGAGTAATGTTAAATGGTTCATTATTGCCAAAAGCCCATTGCCACAAACCATTTGCGTTTGCACTTTGCTTAAAAGTATCGGGTGCACCGCCCAAAAGCGATACGATACCCGTAAATGCGATAGTTGAAGGACTACTATTGTTTTTAACCCGTAAAGGAATCAAAATATTCCTATCGGTATAACTATCCGCCTCTCTTTCAGGGAAATCGGATAAGAAGTCGTAATAATTCAGTTCTTCAAAAAGCGTAGGAGAACTCAACAAATTACTTGTAGACTGCTCCATTACGCTAAATACTACCACAATATCTTCTTGTGATAAAATTGGGACGTTGAAATTCTGCATCCCGTTAAAAGTAAATTGCTCATCGGCTTGTTCGTTGATTACATCGCTTGTAATCGCAGAAACGAATTGATATGGGTCAATTGTAGGGGCAAGTACTTTTTGTTCAAATATACCCCGTCTATTGTTCTTCTGAAGCGTTATAACTTGAAACAATTGGTCATAGGTTAATGATTTCATGTACATCCCATTGAGGCTATATTGATAACCTTGCCCTATGGCTTGTTGAATAACATCATAGGAAGTGCTTCCACCTCCCGTAATTTCCAACCAAGGAAAACCAAAATTATCATATCCTACCGCAATAGTTCCCATTATTTAGCCATTAAAACGTCTTTACCTTCCAAATTCCTTGCAACAAACTGATTACCGCTCTTATAAACGCGTAAGCCATAAGTGTTGGCTAACTCATTGTTAAGTGCATTCAAGTTTTTAGCACTTTCGCGATTTTCTACTGCACTCATAAAAGCATCCAATGCAATCATAGCATTTTCTTTGTCTTTCAATTCTTGCTTAGGAGCAACATCAGGCTTAGGAATACCTCCTTTGCCTCGTGGTGTAGTAATAAAAACCACCGCGACAACAATGCCGAGTGTTATAAGGGCTTCTTTAACTTGCGTATCAAACATCATCATATCTTAATATCCTTAGAACCAATTAGTGTGTATGTGAAGGAATTTGGGTAAAATTCGAGAGATTTTTTGACAATTTTCATGAATTCCAAGAAATCTTTTTTGCGTTTGAATACTTGGCAACCTTCAGACCAATTATTAACGAAGTTAGAATCTTCACCCGCCATGTGGATATTTATTCCCTGAGCATCGGTGTAGATTTTACTTTCATCGTATGTTCCATCTTTTAAATTAAAATCGCGGTAAACACGAAGGGGTCTATATTGACAAAGAGCATCGTATAAGCCACGATGTTTGCGAACCATAAAGCATGAAGTATATTGCCACTCTACTAAACGAGCACTACCTTCTCCATTATCGGTGGTGATTGCCCATGAGAAGTGTTTCCATTCTCCATTTTCTTTATAAGAAACGCAAATAGTATCGTCGAAACGATTGGTAACTTTTTTACCCGTAGATGAATTTCTAATCCCAACGATGTTAAGATTAAAATCACCTTTTTCATACCACTTGTAACCAAGTGATTTTACGGCTTGTTCTACTTGCTCTTTGGTGTACATAGTTATTTTTTTACAACGTAAACGATTACCCCAACCAAAGCCAAAGCACCAATACCTAAACCAACATAAAGCGCAGTATTGCCCTTAGAAGGTGCAGGTTGATTACCTTGATTGGCGAGGATGGAAAGTTTTTGTAATTGCAATTGTTGGGCTGCCGTATCTTTTGCTATACCTAACTCAGCATTTAATCTTTGTTGGCTCATGTTGTAGTCCATCTTTCTACGCTTAGAAGCGTCGACTCCACCAACTACAACTTTACCTATTGCTTCAATTATTTGCCCAACATTTCCACCACCTGAAGCGGTAGAACCTGCACTTGCGCCCGTTTCGGCAGCACTTCCTGCTATTTCTCCTAAATTCATATTATTTGTTTTTTAAAATTGTATAAGTAAAAACACCAATTGATAACACCCCAAATCCGAGTGCTAAAAATTGGTCACGTTCCATTTTCTTATCCGCTATTTCATTGGCTTGTTGTTCGATTGTTTTTTGTTGGATTACATTTGAAGCATATTGAGTTGCAATTGCTTTTAATCCTTTTCTACGCTCTTCTTGATTACCCGATAATGCTTCAGCACTTTTTTTAATTAAATTGTTTTGCGCGTCAAGAAAATACTTTTCTCGTTCTTTCTTTTTGTCAACGGCATATTTAGAAACTGAATAAGTTGCCATTGCAACGGAAATAATCAAGCCTATCATCTTAAAATACTTTAGAGCCTACATATTCACCCAATATTTTATAATTGGGCATTTTTAAGTGAATACCATCAGTCGAATTCGCCCTTGTAAAAGAAGGATAAGGAGGCACAATTGCGTATGCCCCCTTTAAGTTTTTTTGTAAGGAAGAATAGAAAGAAGATAGTCTTTTTGCAGATAACCTTAATGCATCTTGGGTTGCACCTTTGTACATTCGAGATAAATCAAATGAAGTAGATACTTTCATAGGGTCATAACCCGTAACCACGATAACCTTGCTACCCTTTTTGTTTCCTGCATTAATCATCGCTTGGATGTTGCTAATGCCATCTTGAGTACTTTTGGCTGCTTGGGCTTCGGTTAGATTCCCGTAAATATCGTTTGTGCCACCCCAAATAAAGATGTAATCGGGAGTGGGTTTTGTGGCAAGGTAAGTATTAAGATTGCTCAACATCCAAGATGTTGTTTTACCATTTCCCGCCACTTTTGCAAGTGATGCTAAACCATACTTATTTTTGATGGCTTCCCCCCAAGAGTTTGTAGCAAAAGTGTGGCTATCGCCAACTACGAGCATACTTTTCCCTTTGGTAGGTAATTTGTCACCACCCTTTGTGCCATAATCATCTTCGCCTGAAGAAGATTCGTCATACGCCTTTTGTGCTTGTTTAGCACCAACAAGCAATGACCATAAACCCGCTATCCAAAACATATTTATCAAAATTATGAATTAGCCCATGGAAGTGGGGTAGGTTGTGGAGATGGCGCAGGATTTGCTTGTGCTTGAATCTGCGCACTTAAATTTGATTCAACATTTACAACTGCATCGATTCCCATTTGTGATTTAATCCAACCGATAACGATTTCGTTTGTCAATTGGTCATAAGGAATGAAATTTGTTTGAGATGAGTTCACATCAAAAAATGCAGCGTTATTTATTTGTGAAGTATAACTTACTCCATTGATTGTTTCATTAGCAATAACACTATAGTTTGCTTGAACTACATAGTCTTGTTCTCCACTTATGGGGTTAATAGTACTCATGCTATTAACTACCCAATTGTATGATGTTGCCATTTTTAATATTATGATTTTAGTAAAACTTTATAAGGAATTCCATTGATGATTACCGACCAACTTCTATCACTTGTAAGAGATTCAACTCTTATTGTTCCTGCATTGTAAGCAGCAGAACCAACAACAAATTGATTTGCTCCCGTAGAAGACGCGCCTCTACCAATAACAATAGATGCATCGTGTGCGACTACGTCTTGACCGATACCAATCACTGAAGAATGAGAAGAAGTATTTACTTGAGCATTACTTCCAATTAAAACATTCGACTGACCTGCTACAATAGTATTACCTGCGCTAAAGCCAATTCCCACGTTATTGTTGGATGTGTTATTTTGCAAAGAATATGTACCTATCGCTACGTTGTTTTCACCAATAGAATTTGCAAATAATGAAGCAGCACCGATAGCCGTATTGTACGACCCCGTAGTATTATTTTCTGCGGAAGAACCTCCAACTGAAATATTGTATGTACCCGTGGTATTTAATCTACTTGCATAAGTACCGATAGCCGTATTATTTGAATATACGTTATTTTGCAAGGCTTGATATCCGATAGCAGTAACTCCCGTAGCGTTGGTTGCAGTTTCGTTTGCAAAACTTCCAATTGCTACGTTTTTAAATCCCGTATTGATAGAAAAACCACTTCTATATCCAATCCCTACGTTGTCGTAACCCGTAGTATTAGAATTTAAAGCCAAATTACCTATCGCAGTATTTTCATATCCCGTAGTGTTATTTGTTAATGCTGAAGCACCAAATGCCGTATTTGTTCCAATCCCCCCCTTACCATAATTCGCAACTTGATTGGAAGCAATTCTCAATGCAGAAAAATTATTTTTATTATCTGAAACCGCTTGAAGCGTAGTTGAGATATCGTTTGCAACTTTTAAATTACCACCACTTGAACTCGTAATATAGTCTGATAAATTTTGAACATTGCCATTAATGTCTTTGATTTTAATTACGCCATCTACGTCATCGACAAAAAGGGCAAGACTATTGCCATCGGGAGATTTTATAGTATTTTTAAGGGATTTGGTTACACTCATTTTATTTTTTCTTTTATGTGAATAAGTCGCTCAATGGGCACATCTTTAAATAGTTATGTCCATCGTGGAATGCGATGTTGATAGTTTTGTTACGCTCGAATAAAAACGCGGAGAAATTTTGTGGTTCGATATTGTACTCACTAATCTTTCGGACGAGTAATTCGTGAATGACGGGTGATAAAGTGGCTTCTTTTTGAAGGATATCAATCTTAATACCAAGAATATCCTTGAACGTGGATTTTGGTCGAGCAACCTGCCACTTTCTGAAGATGGCGTAATCAAGACCATATTCAGCCGATTGGGATTGGCTGAGTTTGATTTGAATTTGTATGTCTTCGACCCCGACGTTTTCATTTTTTGCTAATTTACCTAAGCCTTTGCTAAAATCGTTTCTGATTTGTCCTAAAAAAAATTCTGCTAACATTTTGATTTTGTATTGTTCAATACAAAAATATAAAATTACGGGTAATACTCCTTATACAAATTGTAAAGGTTTTTGCCCGTGTTGCTAAATTTAATAGGAATTGTTGTAAATCCGAATGGGGTTTTAACTTTCATGTTACCTACGAAATCCAAATCGATATCTTGCTTTTGGATTAATTGTACTACAATATCTCTCCAATTTTTGAAAATCTTTTCGGGGATTACTTCAATAGTAACGAAAATTTGGGTCTTTCCATCGGGCTTAATTGTATAAGCCTCTGATTGCTGAATCTTTGACAATAAAGCATTCTGAGAGAAAATACTCAAATCAATATCCTTGATTGTGGCTTCAAATGCACTCTTATTTATAATGGTGAAATACAAATTGAATTTCAACGTAGGGCTAACACTTACCAATTGATAAGAATCAACGCTATAGTCCCATTGTTGGGCTAACATTACATTTTTGTAAACGTAACGCAACAACGCAGAACCCATCAATACTGAGCCACCGATTAATAGTACTTTTTTCGCGTCCATTATCTTGATTTAAAATATAAAAATCCACCAATTGCAACAACTACCAAACCACCTACGATTAAAGTAGATGATTTAATTTCTTTGCCAAATATTTTAACTCCTTGTCCACTTGAAGATGTTGAATCACTTGCGCTTGAATCACCTCCGCTTGATGAAGCATCAGAAGTTGGATATTGAACACTTGGTGGTGCACTTGGAGGAGCACTTGAAGAAAGTGTAGGCTTATTTGAAGCGGTTGCCGTTGGGGCTTCTAAAGCACTCATAGAACGCTCAAGTTCAGCAATTTCATTATTTTTCAATGCAATTTGCTTATCCAATTCGCGAATAGCAGTTGATGCTTGTTCGATAGCCTTTTTTGCTTGACGAAGCATTAAGTCACCTTTTTTAAAAGCACCTCTTGCTATTTCCCTATTGGCTCTATCTTTCTTGTCATTTTCACTATCAAGTTTAACTTGCTCATCTGCACGTTTCTTTTGTAAAGAACTGATTTCAGATTGTTTAGATTTAATCTTCTTTTGATAAGAAGCAACTTCCTTTTGATAGTTATCAATAGAACCATCAGCAGAATAAAATCTATCGCCCCCCATGTAAGCAGGGATAGGCGTAATTTGAATTCCAAGTTGTTTGTTTAATGCTTTTTTCATCTTATTTTTTCTTTACGAAATGGACAATGGTTGCCACCAATGCTATAGCGGTCAAACCAATTCCAATTGTAAAAATGGTTTTTCTACTAATTTTTGGAGCACTTTCAGTTCCCTCCCATTCAAAATCAACACCTTTTTGTAAGTTAATTGGTTGATATGTTTTTGCAAACGATGGTTCTAATACAATATTACCACTTTTAGTTGAAACAAATGTTCCACCATTATCATCTACTATTAAAGTAGAGCCTTTAGTGATAGTAGTAGCCAATTCCCCCGCAGGTTGTTGTCTGAAAATTTGAATATTTTTTAATGCGATTGCTTGTTTCATATTATTTTTTCTTTATTATGTAAACGATAGTTCCAACTAAAGCCAAAACACCTATACCAATACCAACGTAAAGCATGGTTTTTTTGCTTTCACTTGAAGCAGAAGTATTTGAAGCACCACTTGCCGTAGCACTTGAAACTGATTCCTTTAATTGGCTTAAAAATGCGGTATCTTCAGATTGTTGCTTATTGATTTTGCAATTCAATGTGCGATACTTGTCTTCAAGTTTTTTCTTTTGAGAACTCAAAACTTTTTGATAATCGTTCAAAACGCGTTTTTCGCCTCTTTTTGTACTTGGATTAGCAAGTTTCACCCCATTATTTGCAATTTCGGCATCAATACTTGCGATAGTATTGTCCAACTCCATGCAATCTTCGGAAATAGGATACCATTTATCAACTTGGGTTGCACGAGAATCTCCGCCCGTAGCGTTGCTATACTCGTTTGCAAATGAGATACGTCCATCCATACCGAATGACATATCATTGTCTTTATAAAAAGAATCTATTTCCATGATTATTTTAGTGTTTTAATGAAGTAGTCAATTTGTGATTTATCTTTAATTGGCAATAATTGTTCGCCAAAAATATAAACTATGGCTTTTATACTATTGTCACCAATTAATCCATCAACATCTAAAGGCGCATTTGGGAATTCTTTCTCAGGATGATTTACAAAATATAAGTTCATTTTGCTTTGAAGCAATCTTGCTTTATCCCTAAATGCAGAATCCTTCATTGCTTCTGCAATTAAATTCAACCCACCTTTTTTGTATGGTTTTAAATCCATATTAGGGTCAAGAGGTTCATCTGCACCTCCTTTTCCTCTTTGGTTTTTTATATGCAAAGCCAAACCTGCTATTAATAGCAAGAGACCTCCTAAAAACATATTTTTATCATTCTTTTTCATATACTTATAATTTTATTACATCCTCTCTAATATAAAGAGTTTTAGGCTTATTTGCCCAAACATCTCTTGTAAGAAAATTCCTTTGATTGTCTTGAATTTCTTTATACACGGCATCAGTAATTGTAACACCAAGCCACTTCCATTTTTGTTGAGTGCTTTTATTGAAAGCACCGCCTTTATCTTCAATAGGAGCAGTAGTAACTAAACCTATTTTAGTTCCACTTTTAGGGATTTCACCATATAAATTATCAATAAAACCATCATCTGCAAAAGGTTCAGTACGAAGTTTTGCTGAATCTACTTTTGATATAATAGTTAAACCTTTCGTTGATTTTTCACGAATTTTAACGTCAAGTTTAGGGTCGGGAATATTTTGAGCACTCGTTGATTCTTGAGAATTATCATCTCCTCCATCATCTTTCTTTTTACCCAAAACGATATACATCGCCAATAAAACTGCGAATAAAGCACCCGTTTTTATTATTGATTTTTCATTTATCATTTTGGTTCTTTTTTAATCTTTTCAATCAAATCCTTCATTTCATTATCCAACGTAGGATTAGTATCACTCACTCCTCCTTTTTTACGGATATTCTTATATAAAGCATTGATAAGGATTGAGCCAACAATGCCAATTGAAACCCATAATACTATTTTCTTATTTCCTTCCATGTTACCCTAACTTAGATTTATAATATACATACCCACGAAGACCAATGTAACCAATCCCCATGAATAACATTGAATAAAGAGCAACTTTGATAAATTTTCCGCCCCCTAAAGTATTTCCAATTTCACTTATAGAATTGGCTACGCCATTCACTAAATCAAAACCAGAGCCACTAATATCTAATAACTGAGGGATAAGAGGTATAGCCACACTTGCGTATGGGTCTAATCCTTCTTTTTTAACATACGCACGAAAATTTGTATTAAAAGTTCGGCAATCCCAATGAGATGCGAACTCAGTTCCTTGAGCGTATGCATAATTCCAAATCAATTTAGCGCGTTCTTCGCCAAAATGATTCTTCAATTGTTTATGCCAAGTTACCCAATCATCACAATTCCAAGCGGTATCTTTCCCCCACTTGTCGTAATCGGGCACTATGTTCCATGTTGTTACTGCCATTTCTTTACTGAATTATCATGTTCATACTTTCAAAGTCGTTGATGAATTTGTTAATTACATCGTAACGCTCTTTGTTTTGTTGACTTGGTACACCTTTAAAGGTTTCCAAGAATGCTTGATAGGCTTCGATACGAGGATATCCTAAACCCAAATAGATTAACAATCCATTCAAGTCTGCTTCGATTTCGTTGTCCATTTGTTCATTCAAATAGAAATGCGAAAACTCGTGCAAAAGGATAGCCAATCGCATGGGTACAGTCATTTCTTTGAATGCTTTTTTGCTCACTTGAATCACACCCGTTCTACGAGAAATTCTTGCGGGGGTGTTCATCTCCTGCTTGTTCTTATTTAAAATAGTAGGCAATAGTTGAATATAGTATTCTCTATCGCTACTTGTATAAATTTGATTAGGCTCAAGTTCGTCCAAGTTGAATGAAAATCTTTGAGCAAAATCCACAAAACTACGCACCTTCGCGTCACGGATATCATTGATATCAATTCTACGCTCTAATGGCAATTTCTCAACGGATAAAAACTCGAAGTTTTCCTTTTCGCCTTTTTTTACAATTCCTTTATCGGGAGTTACTTCTACAATAGCAACATCAGGGGTCAATGGCATCCTTACAAATAAAGATTCCTCCCCTTTGATGGTCTTATAGCGATTGGTAAAAACTCGATTAGGGTTTGATGCATCGTAAACCTTCAAACGCAACTTTTGAGGCGTATCGGTTTTCACCTTCACCTTCAAGTTAAGTTCCTTAAAATTGGTAGTTACTTTGTACTTCATTATCCAATTGCGTTTTTAGTTTCGTCGGGTGTTTCATTAACTTTTACATCACCATTCTTTAGTTTGTCTAAAGCACGTTGGATGCTATCGGGTTCGATGTTTTCAGGCTCTAACCCTTTGTTTAATGACGTAGCAGTACTCGCAAAATAAATTGCTCTTGCTACTACGAAAATGCAACCTCCTATGGCGATTTTAATTAAAAGTTTTTTGTTCATGCATTTTTTGCTTTAATAAGCCTATAACTGAGGTAGACTAAACTTAAAATGCCAATGCCAAACAAAACATTTCGCACCATTACATTTTTACCGCTACCACTTGGTTCTTTGCCCTCATCACCGAGCATATTTAACATCTCTTTGTTGGCTTCAACATTCGGGATGTAAATACCCTTGGCTTTTTCTCTTTCAATCCATTCCTTGAAAGGGAGTGTAGTACCGCTTTCACGATACAATTGATTCGCTGTTTTTGGTGTGTTGTTCATATTAATGGAATAAATTATCCAAAGTTAAAGATTTCCCTTTACCACTAAAAGGAATAGTCGAAGATGGGTTGATGCCGCTACTATCATAACTTGACTTTCCGATTGGACTTGTGGTTTTAGGAATTAAAACAGTACCTCCCGTTGGCAACGTAGAAGTTGGCGCAGTTGGTAATGTAGAAGTTGGTGCAGTTGAAATTTCAGTTCCCGTATTTACTGAACCCACGGGCAATTGACCAACTTGTAAACCACCACCACTTTGAGTACCGCTTGAAGTACTCATTGGGATTGGACTTTGAGATTTAATTAAATTTTCCGCTTTCTGAATCGCAGAAACGGAAATTGGAGTTTTAGCCGAAGCCTGCATAGAAGCAAGGACGGGGGATGTACCTCCGCTACTTACTGAAGCCGAAGATGTTCCAAATGACGGCATTAAACCACCAAAGAAGCCACCGCCTCCGCTTGAATCTTCGGAAGCACTTGCACCTGCTTTAGGGCAAAAGAAAACATAGTAAACTATGCCAATTACTCCAATAGCACTTGCGATATGATGTTTTTTTAATTTCATCCTAAAGCCCTCCTATTTCTACGATAAAATGGCATCGCAGATACGTCTACCATTTTTCTATTTCTGAAATTTTCGCCATAAGGATTATTCCTTTGAGCGATGATGTTTTCTTGCTTACCCGCAAAATTTGGGAATGCATTTTGTTCAACCTCCAACATCATGGCGTTGTCTTTGGTGATTTTATTGCAACCGCAATCACCGCCAAAGTTTTTATTTTCATCCGCATCATCGGTATCAGACTTCTTGAAAAAATCCGAAGTGATAAATACCCCTACCCCTACAAGGATAACGGCTATAGCGATATATTTTTGATTTTTTGTCATAATATTAGTGTTTTGATTTCCAACATTTGTAACCAAGGTATAAACCTAACGCGCCTAACGCGTAGTGAAGATATTTCATTTTCATTTGATTCTTAATTTTTTAGCGGGTGATACATTAAAAGGGCGATATTTTTTAATTTTCAACCTTTCTCTATGTTGCCCTACTTCTTGGAAGGGCACAACATGAATTGATGGATTTCCGTCGATGTATTTGTCACCTTTAATCCCCAAAAAATCCTCATCACCCGTCCATGAAGAAAATCCATGGTCGGTATTGGTTTCGATATTTGTCTTAGGCTTATTCATTCTTTTTCTGATTATATCCACAATAATTGGGGAAACAACCGCGACAACTACACCAATGATTATGGCTTTTGTGGTACGGATATCTAAATTCATGTTATTTAATAATGCTTGATAGAACAGTATCATTAGAAGCGTTCACTAACTTTTTAGTGTTGTGAGCAACTTTCTTCATGATTTTTTTGCTTTTTCTCATCAAACCACCACCACTTGCATTAGCGAAATTTGGTTCATCAGTGGCAATGGGAATAGCATTCCCTGCACCATTGAAGAAATCACCTTCACTACCTACATAGGAGAAAAAATCATCCTTAGCGGTGAAACTTGAGAAAAACTCATCTCTACCCGTGAACATTGAAGTTCTTTCAGGTTCAGAAGATGGAATTTGTGGGATTTTGCTTGAATTGGATGTTGCGTTTTGTTCAAAAATCTTGGACAAAGCAATAACACCCCCTAAAGCAACTCCGATTGTTAAAAATATTTTAGTATTCTTTTGCATACTATGCGAACTTTTTAATGAGTTTGTATGAAACAAAACCAACCGCCAAAATACCGAATACGATAATTGCTACGTTAGTTTTAGAAACGATTTTTTGCAAAGAAGTAAATGGAACAAATACCACTTTGATTTCTTGTGCATTCACATCATTGAAAGGATAAAAAATACCCTCTTCGTTCATGCGAAGATTGTCAACTTTTTCAGTGTCAATAATATCTCCCACTTTAAAAATGGGAGTTCTATCCGTTGAACCTACTTTTGAAGTTTCGGTATTGTAAAAGTCTTCTTTAAATTTATATTGTGCCATTAGTTGTTTTCTTGAAATAAGTAATAATTGATTGTACCACCAACAAGTGTACCGATAAGCCCGTAAACGTAAAGATTCTTTTTGTAATACCAACCAATCATAAGCCCACCGCATAAACCTGCGAATGAACCTTTGGCAGTCTTACCAATCTTTTTTAAAAACTCATCTTTGGGTTCAGAACCCTTGATGTTTCTTACGTTATCTAAAGCATCGGAAAAAACACTCATTATCTTGTTGCTTTATAAATTGCAAAACCAATCAAAGATACGGCAGCAATTGAAATTACTACAATACCCGTAGTTGTCAAACCGCTTTTAGCACCTTGAGCACCTTGGTCGGTTGGAGCAGGAGTAGTTGAAGTGTCAACTCTTGCGGTATCAAGAATAGTCGGTTGTAAACTTGAACCCGTCTTTTGATAAGACCAAACACCTAAACCCGTGTTAATGATGTTTTGAGTTGTACTCGCATCAAATACTTCAGACAACCAAGAACCAAATTTACTTGGAGTTTTGGTTTTTGTAGTGGTATCGGTAGTTTGAACATCGGTTAAAGACAAACTTTTGTTCGCTGGACCGCCAATATTATGATAACCCGACATATTAGAATGCTCTTTATGGAATTCTTTTGCAACGGGAGTGGCTAACTTAGAAAAATCTTTTCTAAACGCTCTACTTCTTGGCAATAAAGCAAGGAATGCTCTATCAATTCTTTTCTTATCATCTGATTCTTTCACATTCATGCCATATTTCTGCATTAATGCTACTACTTCAGGCTTTTTTTCGTCGATTGTCTTTGCGCTAACTGCAAAAACACCTTCTTTGGTGATTTTATCTTTCATTTTAGTGTTTAAGTATAAGTGCGGTCAAAATGATAAAAGTTGATGCAATCAGAAACGTATTGGTTAATTGAGTTTCTTTTTGTGCTGCGGTCAATTGACTACCAACGGCATTAAGATAGTGTTCTCTTTCTTTATCAACTTTTTCAATACTTGTGGTATTGGCGGTATGCCCACAACATTCAAGAATAATTTCTTTGTCGGGGTGAATATCCACGATTGCCCTTAAAGCGGGTTCTCCCTCTTCTTTAACAAGCAATTTCAAGGCTTGTGGTAAGTCGTTTGTACGAATCTCGTAACCGAAATTCTTTATAACTCTTTTAGAGCCTTGTGGATTTGCTGAGGCAACTCTTTGATATAAATTCATAATGTTTAATGCTTACAAAAAGAAAAGGGTGGGGTAAATCTCCCCACCCCTTTTTCTCTATTAATCACAAAAGTGATTAACCAATTACTTTTACAGATTGAGCCTTCACGATTCCAGGGCTTCCGAATTCGCGAGAAACTGGGCGACCTGCTAAGCCACGAGCCAAATTGATATTGTCCGCAGGGTAGAAATACAACTTCACTGTAGAAGAAGCCAATACGTTTGCGATAATCAACTTGGTGTAACCATCAATTCTATAACCATACTTCATAGCGATGATGGTTGATTGATACTGATATGGGTCGATTGTAGGAACAAACACCTTTTGAGCGATGTTACCATTCGCGTCTTTAGTGTTAACGCTGATTGTTTCCAATACTTGGTTAGCAGTAGCAGACTGAATGTAAGTCAAACCTACACTATAAGGGCTGTTCATGAACTGATACAACATCTCTTGGTAGTTTACGTTTGGAATCGCAGAAGCGATAGTAATGCTACCGATGGTCAAAGAACCATTAGAGAAACCAGCGTTGTTGATGTATTGGTAAGAACCTAATACGTCAAAGTTTGATACGTTGCTACCAGTGTTAGTGATAGTAATGATATAAGGCTGAGATGTTGGAGCAGATGGAGCACCCATTCCTGCACCGCCTTCAGCGTTGAAAAAATCTTCACCTGCGGTGAAAGACAAATCGTCATCGAAAAAGCCATCGGCATTTGCGAAAGACTCGTGAGCACGATTTTGAGCATCGCTCAAATAATTCTTGATATTCATTGTTTTATTTTTGTTTTAGATTGTTTTTTTGTTAAACTTGAGTTGATGCGGGGGACGCTACTCTACTTTTGTCGATTGTTTTTTGGACTTGGTTGGCAACTAATACACCTGCGGCAACGATTGCAACTTGACCAAGAATGACTTTGATTTGATTCCAATTCATAACTTAATGTTCGTCTATGAAATTCAGATTTCAGAAGACAACTCAAATTTATTTTCAAGGATATGATTAAAAAACCCTTATCACTCGAAAAAACACAACTACAAAAGTTGCATATAACAAAAAAGCCCTTGATTATAAGGGCTTTCCATTGTTTGCGTATTGTTGTTGCAAAATAAACTTTTTTATGTATAAGTTTCGAGCAACTTCTTTTTTACCATTTTTATCGCATTTTCTTGCGTGTACATGGGTCTATTCTTTGAATCTTTCATGGTCATATAAGGACGAATTAATTTCCGTTGATTCATAATGATGAATTCTTGAATAGCATGGTCCATTTTCTTTGGTTCTACTTGCCCCAAAAATTTCATTTCATCCAAATCAATGTATTGATAATATCGCTTATTGCCCGATTGGTATTCGTTGTTAACGATAATTTCAACCAACTTGAGGAATTCGTATTTGTCCTCAAACTTGTTTTGGTGTCTATCAACGGAGTCTAAGTTTTTATGGAAACGCATCCAATTAAGGTTTTGCCACAACTTTGTGGTGATACGTCCAATAGATTGGAAGTGCATTACAATATCCAAATCAACGTGTCGATTGGTACAAATCGCTCCTTCGATATCTTTGGGCAAAGCATCAGAAACGTAGCGGTTAATATCCTCAATCAACAAAAGCCCCCCTCTATACTGCTCAAGTATTACAAATAAGGTTTCTGCAATCTTATCAAGAGTCATCCTTTTGCCATCGGGCATAAAAGGTCTTATTCTACGAATTTCAATTAGTGGGTGCACGGAAAAACGCACAATATCTTTAAGGGCGATTGGTTTAAATTGGGTGTACTCGTCGTTTACATCCAAAATCAAAACTTTACGTCCTGCTGTACCCTTACTTGGATTTCCCATAGCATAGTGTTGCAACATAATATTGGTGGTATAAGATTTACCTACACCTTTTTTACCTACTGCTACTCCTAATTGTGGTTCTCTCATTTTTTACGTCTTTTTGCATTACCGCCCGAAGCGATGTTCTCCATGTGGCTCAACAATTCTGCATCGCCAAATTCGGGCATTGGGGTTGATTTAACTACTCTTGATTTTCTTGTTTTCCTTACTTTTGGGGTTTCGGGTTGTAAGTCATCCAAAACCTCATATTGTGTAAATTCGTTTCCTTTGCTTGTTTTCTTCTCTTCGGGTTCTGAATACTCCCTTGTAGATTGTGGTGGTGCTTCGTAAACGGGTTCTTCTCTAACGGGTTCTTGTTGTCTTGCCTCTTGTCTTACTTCATTAGTAGTATGAGAAGTTTGCGGTTGTGCATACGCTCCCGCTTGTTTCATTTCTTTCAATTGTTCCAATATGGCATTGTTCTGAGAACGGATACCATAAATCTGAATTGAAGTGGTCAAAATATCGCTCACCGCATAGTATGCTAACAACTGCTCGTCGGTCATACCAATGTTACGCTTCATTAAGACGCGTAGCAATACGGGGGTTACTTTTTCCCTGAACTCCTCGCTCATCCCGATTGTCTCGGATACCTCTTGGTTGTAAACTTCAACAAAATCCATTAAAGGAATCATCTTGCCGTTACCCATAGGAATCATCGTGTTCGGGTCAATCTCACCATCATTGATTAATTTCTTCACCTTGCTTGGTGAAATCATCAATAACTTGTTTGAGAATTGCTTCAATTGTCCGTAACCATCCAAGATAGCATCAACCATAGCCATACTTGCTTGTTTCTGCTCTTTCTTATCAAGATTCTCGGTGTAAGGGTTAGCACTACTTGGTGCATCTTCCCTTCCCCATACTTGACGTGGGTCGGCTGAACCGCTTGGGTCTTCTTCGCCTAATTGGCTACGGAAATTATTATCAAGTTCTTCAAAACTTGGTACGGCAAAAGTTGGCTCTTCGATTGGTGAAAAATCATTTAGAGTTACATTCGGTTTGGTGTAATCCCTTTGGACTACATTATCGTCTAATGGGCTAAATGGAATGGTATTGAATGTGCCGTCTTCAATTGGTGATTGTTGTTCGCTCATAAGAAGTTGTATTAATGATGTATTGGTTTAATTTGGTTTTGCATTCTTCAAGTTTCGTTTTAATTAAAGCATCGAATTTGTTTTCTTCATCTCCGATTATGGTCTTAATTAATTTACTTGCCCTTGATAACCCACTTTTATCTTTATTCAGGTGCTCCCCTAATTCTTCGAGGGTGTATCCAAGTTCTTTATTGCAAAGGTAAACCCAAATTGCAAATGCATATTTCCTTGGATATTTCTTTTGAGTTCCATTTAGTAATTCACTCATGGTCATATTGAACGTGGTTATTACCGCTTTGGCACAAATATTTAATTTCTCGGAATCCTTTTTTTGTAAAGTTCTGCCCGAATTGAGCAAGGTTATCGTATTGGCATATCCTATGTCATCTACAGTTAAAGCAACTGCATTCAACAAACGATAGATTAGCCTTTGCGTTTGAGTTTTTTTAGTCATTGGTGTAATCCGCTATTAAGATTGAGCCTTCATATCCCCATACTTTTCTAATGTGGTCGTACATATAGATATATGAATCATCGGTGCAAAGAGCATCTTTGAATGCTTTCACTAAGTTGTCCAAGTCGGGCTTTTGTTGATGTGGCGTGGAAGCCATCATTTCGCGCTTCTTGTTAGACCATGATGAAGGCATCGGCATTACAAATATAAGGGAAAGTGGGTTTGAAACAATATATTTATCTCGTAAACTAAACAACTTCAACGCATCCTTGAAAGCGTAGTATTGTTGGACGGGTTTTCTCGGTGGGGAAAGCCACTTATCCCGTTGGGTCATACGAGGTTTTGGGACGGGAGTAATCTCCCATGTAAGTATTCTCTTATTTAGAGGTTGTATTTCTTGTTCCATTCTTTGCTCTGAATTATTTTCTTCGCACAAAGTTTGGCAAAATCTATATCTGAAGGATAGTGTAAGCCGTAGAATAATCTTTGCTCACTCACTTCATTCGCCATGGCTTGTAAATACTCATAGCGTTCAGGATACATCGCCCCTAAAGTTTCTTTAACCAATTCCATTTGGAAGGTATGCCCCGAAGGGAAAGAAGGCGTATCGGACGAAGCCGAAATCTTTGGGAATAATGAAACCTTATAATAGTTCGCTAAAACTTGTGGTCTTGGTCGGTTGTACTTAAATTTTATTTTCAGCAATAAAGGAAGTGTACTTTCAATAATCTCATCTATGAGGTCATTGGTACTATCTCCATGGCTTTTAAATAATCTTTTGATTGCTTGTGATAGATTTGTATCATATAATTCATATCGCTTTTTCGTATCCTCCGAAAGGCGGGTGAATTCTTTTTGATAGTCTACCAATGTATTCAATTCGTCTTTAACGAGTTCTGAATAGTTCTTGGGGCACTTTGTTTCAGTCATCAAGGGAATTAGATGGTCAAACTCCGTTGCGGTCTGAACAATCGGAAGTTGGAGGTAATTTGGATTACCAAATACGACTACATCAATTGCTTGATTCATACTTTTCACCTCTAACTGCTCTTAAGTTTTTTTCGAGTTCAGCCAATTTGCTTGAGGTATCCGAATTGGTTTTGCCAATGTTCTTGATGGAGCGATTGTAATAAATCGACTTGTATGCAAGACTAATCATGGTTAAGGCAAAAATACCAATTGCTAACCATTGGATTTTATCACCGCTCGATGTTTCGCCTCCGTCCCCATAAGAATCACCGCCACTTGGAGCGGGTTCGGGCGCGGGTGTTGGCGCAGAAGCAGGTTCAGCAACGGGAGTTGGAGGAGGAACATTTGAAGGTTGTCCGTGAGGAAGTATATTCATAGCGTTTGACATCGAAGTTGTTTTTAATTTTGTGTTTTTGGTTTGTTCCAAGGCAAGACTTCAATTTCCATTAACTCATTCGGATGATAAACGGAAACTTTAGCAAAATGGCTTTCAAGCATTTTGTGAAAAGCGTCTCGGTCTTTGTCGGATACTTTTTGTTCGTACCAATCGCAAACCTCTTGCTCGGTTAAATCGTCCAAAGGCTTGTAGGCGTGAGAGTAATATTTCTCAAAAGGGAAAGCACACTCCATATTCAACTTGATAATTACCTTATCTTTTTCTGCGGTTACAAGATAATTTACCCGCTCGACAAAAGATGGAAACTCACCAAAGTCCCTTACAAACATTTTCTCTACTCTAAATTCTATGTTCATTTTGGTCGTGTTGTTGTTTATTTAAAATTATGGGATAAGTGCAGACATCAATATTTTATACTTAGAGCCATTAATGGTAACTAACCAAGTATTTGCTTGAGCCACGGCTTCAGTAGTTACTGTGCCTACGTTTTTTCCCGCAGTAGAACTACCAACTACAAATTGATTTGAAGCAGTTGCGGTTGCACTATCGCCTAAAATAACAGAGTTGTTAAAGTTGCCAGTACTAACGTTATAACCTAAAGCAGAGTTATTTTGTCCTTGTCCATTTGCAGAAGCACCAACGATAGCATTAGTAGCAGATGTAGTACTTGAACTTATTTGATAGCCTATATAAGTGTTTCCTGCTCCTGTTGTTAAAGTGGTAGAGGAAATAGCACCTACAATTGTGTTAGTTGCACCTGTAGTTATACCAGAACCTGTGCCTGAACCAATTAACGTATTATTAGCAGCACTCGTTTGAGCAAATCCAGTGTTATATCCAATTGCAGTATTTCTACTTCCCGAATTACTTGCACCACCAAGAGCGTTATAACCAATAGCCGTAGACTGACCAGTTGCGTTATTATTTGCAAGCAATGCTTGATAGCCAATAGCAGTATTTTGTGGTGACGTAGTTGCAGCACCTAAAGCGTCTTTACCAATAGCCACAACACCAATTGCAGTAGTAATCGAATCTCCTGCTTGATAACCAATGAAAACATTATCTGAACCCGTAGAGACGTTAGTACCTGCTTGATAACCTAATGCAGTATTATTACCTCCAGTTGCTAATCGTAACGCTTGATAACCAAAAGCAGTTATTGCTCCACCATTACCTGTTAATCCAGCCTCAAATCCAAATGCGGTTAAACCAGTTCCATTTGTTGCGTTTTTACCCGCAAAAGCACCAAAAGCAGTATTATTACTTCCACTTGTTATACCATACAATGATTGGTAACCAAATGAAGCGTTATAATCTCCGCTAATATTGGTAAGTAGAGATTGACTACCTACTGAAGTATTAAATCTACCATTAATTAAATTTAATAAAGATCGATAACCTACCGAAGTATTATCGTTACTTGTGGCAACTAATAAAGATTGGTATCCAATTCCCGTGTTATTGTTTCCAGTCGATGCCCTTAGTGCTTGATATCCTAACGCAGTTAAACCTGTTCCAATAATATTTGTTAATGCCGATTCATATCCAACTGCTACGTTAGCATCAGCCGTATTATTTTGAAGCGCAGTTCTTCCGATTGCGGTGTTGTTATTACCGATTAAGTTATTTTGAAGTGCTCTTCCCCCCAAGGAAATATTTCCCGTTCCCGTTGTGATAGAACTTCCTGATAAATATCCAACAGCCGTATTTGCTCCCGCAGTTGCGAGAGTCAATGCTTGATAACCGATAGCAGTGCTTTCAGTTCCAATTAGATTCGATTTTAATGCTTGATATCCGAATGCAGTTCCCCCCGTTCCCGTTGTATTTGAGGAAAGAGCGTCTGCACCAAAAGCGGTATTACCTACTAACTTACCACCTCCACGATTTGTAATAGAAGTTGTTGATATTAAAAGAGGGCTATCATTACCCAAGCCATCAGAAACGGCTTTCAAAGTTGAAGTAAGATTAGCGTTATCAGAAAGTTTTAATAACGCTTGATATGTATTTGCGGGGGTTGTATTCGTTAAGGTATTTCCCATTGTTATCCAAAGTTACAATTGTTCCAAAATGTATTTATATCTTGCCAATACTCATAGTCGATGTATTGCCAAAAAGTCGTTGCAAAACAAGTGGGTGTTCCGCCCCCAAGGACGGAAAACCCAATGATGTTTATGTTTGCTATTTCTAACATTAAGTTAAAGCGATTATTCCAGTAGCATTAGTGCCCGTTTGCCAAAGTTTTTTAACTTGGATAGGCAAAAATGCTCCACTTGGTACGTTTTGAAAGGTCGCTATTTGACCTCCGATAGAAGTTACTTTTATATTCCCTCCAACACCTACATATAGGCAAACTCCGCTTTCGATACTATCAGAGATGGGAATTCCACCAATGCTAATATTTGCGTTGTCGTTTGGGGTAATTTCTTGAAAATTATATGCTTGTAGTTGATAGACGGGCATAGTAGTAATTATTTATTTTTTTCTTTGTTTGCAGGATTGTCGGGTGATTCCTCCAATGCCTTAATTAGAGTTTCCTCCGTGATTTGTTGTCCTATTGTTTGCGAAGCATTAAAATTTTCTACCAAACCTTGAATATGTTGGGCTAAAATATCGGTAGCAATAGTAATATGAATACTATCTGCTTGTCCGAATGCCCCTTTACGATAACCTTGGTCAATGGTTTGAATAATAGTTGCTTTTGCATTCAATAACATTTCTAATTCTTCTCTTGTCATAATTATAAATTTTATAGTGTTGTTTTTTTCAAATATACTTAGTTTTTCTTGTAAATCATCGAATCTAACATAGTAGAGTCCTTAGCCTTTTTGTAAGCCAAAAATTCAGCAAACAAAGTATCATTTTTCACTTGTATTGCATTTGTAACTTGCTCGAATAAACTCATCTTCTTTGCTAAGAAGTGGGTTTTTAGTTTCAAGATTTTCGCAGTACTATCCGCCATTTGAAATTTCTCCATCGCCATATCAATGTTTTTGTTGGTGATTTTTTGAGATTCTGCAATGGCAGATTGATTTTGCTTGTGTTCGTGTTTAGCAAGATTGATTTGCATTCTCAATTCATCTCTTACCTTCAATTCTTCTTTGGGAGTTGAAGTTGGAGCAGCGATAAGCCCCCCCAATAAAACGATGTACAATACAATGTGTGTTTTCATGTTATTTGAATTTGCTGAGTTCTTTTCTTGTATTCAATTCGGCTCTCAAAGCACCTACATCTTCACGCAATGTTTTTATTTCCTCGATAGCAGCCTTCATATCAACGCGCATCATTTCAATCTGCTCGTCTTTTTTATTTAGGTCTTGCTTCATATCATATACAAAATAGCCCAATGCAGAAATAGCCATGAATAACATAGCCGTAATTGGGTTCTTTACGAATTCCTTGTAAGTAACACCGCCAACTTTTGAAAAATCAACGGGTGTTGCTTGTTCTTGTTCATTTTTAATCGCTCTTGCCATTTTCAATAGTTACTTTCTTGCCTTTTGTTGAAGTACGTTTTGTACTCTTCACAATAGCGGGTTTTTCGCTTGAAATTTGCGTTTCATTAAGCAAATTTAACACCTCTTGTGGAAGTTGCACATTCGATACTTCGCTCACCTCATTGGCTTCAATGTAATTATCATGGATAGGCTCGTTTTCTTCAATGATGTTTGCTTCTTCAATAGTTTCTTGAACTATATCATTTAGCATTTCATCTTTCTTGGCAATTTCCGCCTGAATAGCATTCAAACGCTCTTGCTCTTTTGCTTTTCTCTTTTCGATGGCTTTCTTTTCGTTGATAACGAAGTTGATACCATTGTAAAGGATAGTACAAATTCCTACTCCAATCAAAGACCATTTCACAAATGGGTGAAATTTGCCCTTAATCCCTCCATAAATCATCACTGGTCCGACATAGACTACATCAAGTAATCTTACGGGTTGTGGGTCATACAAGAAATAAACTTGGTCTGCCACGTGGATGTTTTCGCCATTTTGTTCGGTTGTGTTGTTCATTATAATTTTGGTAAGTTTTTCAGATACGTTTTATAAACCGAGCCAATAATTGCTCCTCCCGAAACAAGAACCAATGCAAATTTCGCTTTTTCGTTGAAATTTCCTTTATGGAAATGAACCATAGCAAATACAAGCATCCACCACGTGGGTAATGCGGTATAGTAGGCTCTTCCAATTTTTTGTTCTGCCTCTTTGGAAGTAATCAGACCACTCTGCTCTTGCTCTTTGAATTTGCGCATTTGGTAATACGCCCATGCACTTGCGGGGGTAGCAATAACATCGCTCACGATTGCTCCCGCCAATGCCGAGTACAACAAAGCGGTCTGATGATTACCTTGAGATAATGCGATTACCTCTTTGGCTACTTTTTCGGTTAATGTTTGCATTTTACTTTTGAGATTTTTCCCAAGCCTTTCCCGCAACGTAAACAGTTACAAAAAGACCTGCAAGTCCTAAAGCATAGCCAACTAAAGCGGGGAATAATTTTTCTTTTGCCATAATATTAAGTTTTAAAAAGTTTTGTTAAAGTAATTCAAATATAAAATTAGAAAGTGAATTTACGCAATTTTATTAATTCAAGGTATCCGCCCACGCCACAAATGCGTTTCACATAAGTTTTTGTAACGGGAGCAACTAATTCAGTCGGAAGCGTTAAATATTCGTCGGGAGTATATTTTGCCATTGAACTAACTCTCCATGGATTACCATTTTTATAAAAACCTCCGTTATATCCATTGATTACCCAATCAACACGAATTCTATTGATTGAGCCTTCAGCAACTACGCTTAGGGATATAAGTTGAGATAAATACATCATACCAATATGCAAACCGAATAATTTATCGGTCATCATTAACTGATTGTATTTGTTTTCGGGTTTTGCCGAATCATTTTTTTTCGGGAATTTTGGGTCATAAACAAGATAAATACCTCCTTCAACTGCACCTTTATAGGTCATCAAATCCTTTACTGATTTTTGTCTAAATTGAAGATTATCCCTATCCCAAAGGTCTGCCATTTTAGGGATTTTTACACCCTTCTTTAAAGTGAAAGCATTTGGGCATTTGTAGTAAATGTAGAAAAATTTGTTAAATGGGAATTCTTCGTCAAAGGCAAATTTGATTACCCCGTCCAAGGTTGCAGCATTTGTTTGCATTGCCCCATAAGATAAACCATCTTGACTTCTTCCCGTATTACCGCCATTTTCAACTACGGCTACGGAAAACGCCAACGCCAAATTAACATCATGAATATCCGCTACATCACGAATTTCTTTACCACTTTTATTAAAAGTAGATTGCATATCCGCTAATCCTTGGGCTTCAGTTCTATCAGAAGCATAAGAAACAAGCGGAGTTTTAATCTTTACATTGGTGATATTTGCCATTAGTCTAATTCAGCCTCCTCTAAAGCCTTACGATTTTCTCGATTTAGTTTAACTTCAATTCTCCTTGGAGTATTTCTCCAATATAAAAATCCTATCCCCGTTGCTACTAACAAAGCACCAAGTACAATAAGGACTTGTTTTTGATTACTTGTGATTACCATAAAATTTTATCTGCAAAGTACCCTTTTGTACCACGTTTATGTCTATCCTTTTCATGGCGTGTTTTATAGGCTTTTCTCCGCTTTTCAGCAGTACCTTTAGCAACCTTGCCTTTATTTTCTAAAACCTTGAATGTTGGATAGTCGTTGTAGCCTAATGCGCCAACGGAAGCGAGTTTTTCGCCCTTTTTATTAAACACATCAATCTTCTTGCCCTTCGTATTTGAAGGCTTGATAGTAACGCCAAGTTTAGTGGCTTGAGAATAAGAATATGGGGTAATGCGATAAGAGGATTTCTTACCGCTATTAGACCCAACAAGTTTTTTAAATATGCTCATTAATATTACTCTCGATTAAGGGTGTTTACCGCACCCAAAGTCAAGAGTAAAGCAGTTATACCAAAAATCCATTTGATAGCCCCACCTTTTTTCTTGGGCTTATCATCATGGTTATTAGGTACGGGAGGCGTAGGAGGAGTTGGGTTATCAACCTTATCAGTTGGTGGTGTAGGAGGCTCATCAATAGGAGCGGGAGGTGTTGGAGGTTCATTTAACTTATCCAATTTTTCTTTCAAAATTTGGATTGAGTTTAGAATGCCTTTTTCCAATTCCTTCAAATATTCTTCAGCCTCTTCAATCTTTTCCCCAATTTCACTCTTTACGTCTTCGTCTTCTTCTTCTTCAAATTCAGTGCGAGATTCCTCAAGCGTTTCAGCCAAACCTTCATAGTGAAGAATTTTATTCTGAACTGCCTTTGGTAATTCTTCTTGTTTAAACCCGTTCTTTTCTAACGCTAATTCGATGTTGTTCATGTGTTTTCAATTTTGGTGCTAATATACAAAATTACGATAAATAAATTATTTTCGGTACTTTGCTACTTTATTAGCGACTTTTTTAGGTTGGGCAACAAATTGTTCCCCCTTTTTTGTGCCAATTCTTTTAGCCCTTGTGGTCTGAGCATATTCACTTGGTGTAAGTGCATTTATTGCTTTTAAGGGTAAATACCTTTCGCCCGTCTCTTTACTTGGCTTACCGCTTTTGGTAGTCCAATTTTGTTTTGTCCATTTAACAAGGGAGTTGGAGGGAGATTTCTTCCCTTTGTATCCACCCCCTTGTTCTTTGTACATTGCAACCGCCAATTGTGCTTTTCGAGCAGACCATTGGTTTGCCTTTCCACCCTTAGTACCAAGTTTGACTTTTTTGACAATCTTTTCCCAAAGGGCTTGGTTGGTTCTTGTTGCAGTTATGGACATTTTTTGGCGAAAATTATTATTTTTTGGCTAATTGCAATCGGTACACTTTTGCAGCAACTTTATCGCCTACTTCCCTTGCCTCGTCTGCATCATAGCGTTTCCCATATTCAACTTGATATTCGCGTTTTACGGCTTTACCTTCATAGTTTTTGGCAACTTTTTGGCTAAGTTTATCAAATCCAATATGACCACCTTCACCATATTTATGAGTTTTCATACCAACTTCAAAATATTTATCTTCATCCCACAATTGGTTCATCAAATTCTTTGCTTGTGATTTAGATAAATTTTCTTTATAGACCTCTTCATCATCACTTACGCCTTTTCTAACCCAAACATAATAACTTGATTCAGTTTCTCCACCTTTTGCAAACATAGATGATTTTGAAAACTCGATATAATTTTCAGCAGCCTCCATTGCATCACCTTCAGCCATAGTTCTCTTTCCACTCATTTTAGAATCATCTAACATTGGATTTACTCTTACGCCTTTTTCGATGTTTACAACTTGGATTTCGCCATTCTTGTCTTCGATAATCAAAAACGAGCCATCAGTCTTTAGGATTTTATCGCCTTGGAAAATTCCATGCTCTAACCATCCACCTTGAGCCATATAGCCACCTTTAGCCATTTTGTCAAAATCATCTTCCCTTAAAACTGTTCTTAATGTGTCTCCATTTGGGTGGTAATTTTCAATTTCTACAAAATACATTAGGTTGCCTTGAAAATCTTTCTTTTTAGAAATTATTTTAGCCATTTTGCCATTGTATTTAATCATACCACCTTTAGCCATATATCCACCTTGAGCGAGATATTCTTTACCAATAACTTTTTTGTGTTCTTTTGCTTCTTCCAAAGTAACTACTTTACCTATTTCACCTCTTGGTATTCCTAAATCAATCATTTCCTGAGCCTTCTCTTTTGTCGTAGGTCTTGTAATGATATACCAATATCCATCTTTTTCAGAAACTGCTACATAATTTTTTTCGGAAACATTACCACCTTTAGCCATTTTGCTTGGAGCAACTTCGATTTCATAAGTGATATCTTCACCATGTTTCTTAGTCATTTTTGTCAAATGGTAATCTTCAAACATCTCTCTTGCTTCGCCTTTGTTTCTTGCTCTTACGATTTGTTCGTCGACCATCTCCCCGTCTTTATAAATTTCTACTAAATAAGCATCGTCTGAGGAGTAAACATTACCACCTTTAGCCATTTTGCTTACTTCTTTTACGCCCCAAATAGCCATATCACCAATAGCAAAACCAACATACCCATCTTTCATTGATTTGTATGCATAGTATTTTACGCCTTGGGGATTTGCTACGTTGATAAAAGTAACTTTTTCTTTTTCATTACTCTTACCCTTATTTACAAGATTTTTACTGCGAACTTCCAATTCAACTTCTTTGCTATTGGAAATTCCACTTGAATAAGTGATTTTGATTTTATCTCCTTTTTTAAGAGAATCTATATCAACTGAATCAAGTTCACCTCCTCTTGCAAATCTTTTGCCTTCACGAACACCTTCAAGAACTTCTTCGGCATTCATTGGGGTAAAGTACAAGTCACGCTCTAAAGGAAGTCTGAACTTACCAACTCTCAAGTTTTCCAACTCTTTCCTTGAAACGCTTCCAACTTCTACTTCATCCAAACTTACAATAGCCCAAAGATAATCAGGGTCATTAGGGTCACTATTGATAATGAACCATAAACCCTTACCATAGGGATTGAAAATCTTGGCGATAACTTTTTGATTTTTTAAATCACTACCTTTTGCATATTGGGCGAACAACTTTTTGTCTATGCCACTTGTAAATAATTTCATATTAATCGTTTCTATGTTTTTTTGATTGAACTATTACTCCTTTGGAGAATTGACCTGCACCCGCCAATTTCTTCGCTTGTGCAATTTTACCGCCCAACTCAAGGTATGGGAATCCTTTGCCTTGTCTTACATCGCTCCTATTGGCTCTACTTTCATAATAGGGCTTATTGGTTTTTTTACTTATCCTGCGCCCTGGAGGTAATGCTTTTCTTGGAGCATCTCTTTCAACATCAGTCCCTTTTTTGTATTGAGGCATCAACTTCAAGAAACTACTTAGTTTTTGATATTGCTTTTGAGCAGCACTCTGAACTTTTGCTCTTTGAGCACGGAAGATTTCTCCCGCTCTCTTTAAAGCATCTCCCCATGGTTCACCTTCTTTACGAATTTCTTTTGCCAATTTGGCTATTTCACCCTTGTTAATTTTGGTGATTGAAGGTTTACCCTTAGCGGTTTTGGGTTGTTTAACGTGTTTCTGAAGCACCTGCTTCGCTTTCGCTTGAGGAGTTACGGGAGTAGGCTCTTTTTTTTGAAGAGATTTGAATGCTTCATCATAACCGCTTTGCTTTAATTTGCTTAACACGGCATCAAACTTAGCACCAATAACTTCAAGGGCTTCTTCGTCCGTAAAATTATCGGTGTCCTCTCTCATCGCGTCGATGATGGAAAGGGCTTTTTCTGGTAATTTCGACCTATCGAGGTCTTCGTATTTCTCTTTGTAAGTCATAATTTATGTTTTAAAAATCCAAATCCAATTCCTCGTATTTGGAGGCTAATTTTTCTTTCTTTTGTTTTTTCTCAGTTGGTAATTCAACTTTGGTTTTGATTTCGGTGATTTTAACAGAAGTCTCTTTTGCTTTTTTAGGCTCTTTTATACTTGGCGATGGTGCTAACCCTTTTTCCGCCCTATACTCATCATAAATAGCCTTTAAAGAAGATTTGAACAACTCAAACGCTTCGGGAGACTTATCTTTCAACTTGTGAATTTTATCCCATGGCAAATTGCTCAAATATTTCATGAACTCATCGTCTATTTCATCATCTAAAAGGAAATTCAAGTAAGAAAATATGTTTTGTACATCCTTCCTATCTAAAAGAGGATTTTGATTGATTAATCTTGGCTCTCTCTTTTGTTTAGTAATGATAACATTTGCAGGGGTTTCTTCTTCCACCGACCAATACGTCAAATCAGATAATTTATCCAAGAGTTTGAAAAATATACTCGAATAGATTATTGAATTCATTTCATATTCGGGAACAATATCCTTAATGGTTTTACCATTAGATTCATTATGTTTTATAATAAAAACTAATCCCTCAATATTTAACCCTAATGCATGAAAAACTATCTTTTGTTCACCCAAATACTTCAAAAGGCTTTGAGTAAACATCACTATCTTGTAGGTTTTTTTATCGTTTTTGTATTGATAATTATCGCCAATGCTTATACCTCCCGACTTTTCTATGTTGGCTGGATTCTCCAATTCTAAAAAAGTTGGGTCATCATCATTCATGACTTGCAAGAACAATTTTTTCTCACTTATCATATTTTCAATCATAAACGTTTTATTCAAGAAGCCTTCGGGATTTTTAGAATTAAAAAATGGATAATATGAGCCGTTAATATTGCCTATTGTATTTGGACTTAGCCTTAAATAAAGCCTATCCCCATACAAATCAGCCTCCGTTAAAGGGATAAAAATCCCCATGCTACTTAGATATAAGTTTCCTACAATCATTTAGTTTAAAATTTTTAAATTCTGAAGATATTTTAATTGCTCTTCAATGTTTGCAATGTTCCATGAAAGAGGGGACATTGTACCCTTTTTATCAATCACATGAACTTCTATTTTCCCATCGACAACATTTACCAAAGTACGAGAATATTCAACTTTCATGATAACGCATTCTTTTTCGTCATCCATATAAAAGTTGATTGATTTCAAATCAAACCCATGAGTTTTGTTAGCCATGCTAAAAGCCTCTAACAACTCATTCATTTTTTTCTTTTGTCTATTTGTTATCATCATCCTAATACTCTATTAATCGCGTCTATTATTTTATCCCTACGCTCATCAATTTTTGGAATATCCGAAGCAGGAGTATTGTAAATTTCTGGGGAAGCATCACTAACAATTACAAACGCGTTATTAATTGAATCAATCAATTTAGAACGCAATCTCCAATCGGAAGTACCCTTGGCTCTTTCTCTATCTACAATTCTACGAATTGCTTTTTCGATATCTTTTGCAAGAAGCATCTCTCCCAAATCGCCAATGCGATAAAATTCATCCTCAATGGCTTTTTCATTCGATTTGAAATTATTTGAAGGATTACTCAAACCACCAATAATCATCAAAGATTTGTCGTTTACTTTAGTTTGAAATAAGCCTTTATTTTTTAAATCCCAAAGGTAATTTCTATATTGATTGAACAAAAGATTCATTTCAGATTTGTCGTATATAGTCCGACCATACCCCGTCAATTCTTTACCATACATTTTTCTTATAACTCCTTCGGTATTTTGCCAAAGACCATAACGGAAAAATCTTGGGTCTGCACCTGCAACGGCAATTGCATCTCTATCAAGTGGAGCACCATATTCTTTCAAAACCCATGAAATTAAAACCTCATTTTTACTTTGTTCGTAAATACGAGCACCATAAATTCTAACTTTTACTCCTGCTTGTTCCATTTGCTCTGCAAACATCATAATAGGAGTAATTTTAGCCAACATACCTTGGCTATTTAAACTTGAAGAAGCATTTATAGGTACAAAAACATCTAAGTATTGAGGCGCACCGCCTTTTTTAGGTCTAATCAAATAGATTTTCTTGGTCTTGGTAGCAAATTTTAATCTATATATTTTACCATCCATTCCTTTCCCACTCACGGGGGAAGTAGCGTACATATTATCGCTTACCAAAATCAACTTGGCATTGGGCACATTTTTCAAAATTTCAAACGTCCCCGTTTGTTGCCTTCTTACACGATATTGCTTTCCATCAATATAAGTATAGAAATTTGATTGTCCTTTACCTAACTCGATTTTCTCAACAAAGTTGCCATCTACTAACTCATCCAATTCCTCAACATACCACTCCACCATGCGATAAAGCGTAGGAGCAGCCAACGAAAAATCAAAAGTACCACTTGGGTCTTCAGTAGGTTTTAACCTATCTTTTTCTAAAACCCCACCTAAATCAATCTTTTGAATTAAATCCTCGGTTAATTCTTGATATTCTTGTAAGGCTTTTTGATTGACGTATCGGGTGATATTTTTTAAGTCTAATTGCTCTCTTGCGGATTTACCCTTTTCAATTTCATAAAAATCATATTCCGAGTTATTTAAAAAATCTACATTATAAGCCCTTGGTTCTACATAGATAGGGTCATCAACTTTTTCTTTGGTAATTGGGTTAATACGCAATCCATCTTGTCCTTCTCGGACAAAGTCACTATAACTCTCAAAAATACCAAAATACTTTGTCATAGATTAGAATATTTTACCCCCGTAAGTCTTGTTGAAATTCTTAACCATCTTTTCTGCTTCTGCTCTTTGAGCCTCGGTAGAAAGATTATCTAATGGTCTTGAATTTACTTCGGGAATTACTGAATCAATGAAAGTTTGAATTGGAACTTCTGAGTACAAATTGGTTTGCTGAATTTCGGTGAACAACTTAACAAATGACAATACACCATCTTGCAAGGTTTTTGGTCTTGGATTTGGGTTGCCATTCATTTCATTGATACGATATGCCAAATAAGTATCTTTAAAGTTGTTCATGATACGAGCAGAAATAAACGCTTCGTTTCCATATCCCAACCTTTCAATTGCTTCACGCATCTGAATCAAGAATACGAATAAGAAAGCCATATTGATTTCTTCGTAAAGAACGCCATTTACATACTTATTTTTGATTGTAAGTACTTTATTGTATTCCATTTCATAATCGTAAAATACACGATAAGTACTACCCGCAAATCTATCTTGCAAAGAAGCATCTTGTGCAAAGTTTGCAGTATAGTTAGGGTCGGGTCTTAACAACAAAGTGTTACCCGTACCAATTGCGAAGAAGTTTTTCAACGCAATACGCTCGTTTCTACCATTGTAGATGTATTTGTCCATTACCTTGCCATTAACCACTCTTGGGGGGTCTTTTAAGGTAGACAAAGCATCGTTCATGATACCCGCAGTATTAGGGTCTAATTTTGGCAACTCGTCAATCAAAAGCAAAGCACCTTCATAGGGCTTGTTTGTTTCAGGATTAATATCCAACTCTAAGTTACCCCATGCACGAACCAATTTACCTTCTTGATAACCATCGATAGTTTGACCACCGATAATTTCCAAAGGAGATGTGAATTGGTTACAATTGATTGTGATAACTTGATAGCCTATGGCATTGGCAACTTCTTTCGCGATGAAAGTTTTACCCGTACCAGCAGAACCATAAAGATACACATTGTTGTTGGCAGCGAAATCACTCATGATAACCCAAAACAATGCTCTTTGTTGAGATGCTTGGCTTACATTCATGGTTTGCGAACCACCCGCAGTAACATTTACTACGGAAATAGTTACGCCCTTTAACTTATCGATATAGTCTTTTACTTCGGGGGACAATTGACTCAAGGAAATTTGCTTAGAAGAAAAAACCTCTTCTGCAATTCTTTTCACCTCTTCGTCATCCACTCCACCCGCAGTGCTAATCATATTTGACAATGCTTGAAGTTGAGCCAAGGCATTGCTTGAAGCCATACTTGATGAAACTGAAACGGATTTAAGGGTCTCCAACCTTCTTTGAAGAATTTCCCTCGTGCTATCATCCAATTGACCTGCTAATGCTTTCTCAATAGATTGTATTTTATCTTGTTTGTTATCCATATACTTGTGTTAGTGCGTTTTGTATGTTTGTTAGTAATTCCATATTACTCATTTCGGGTAAACCCGCTTTTTTGCCAATGGCTTTAAGTTGATTAGCCCCAAAAATATTTATCGTTTTAAATGCTTTTTGTTTTGTATCAATCACTTCTTTCATTTCACCACGAGGAATCCCCATTGCATCTTCAAGTGCATCTATAAGCCCTTGTGGATTACCCGATTTATGGGATTTGCTTTTTGTGGTAGGTAAATGTTGATTAGGGTCTTCGCCATCACCTTCACCATCGCCTTCTCCTTCTCCTTTTTCTTTTCCTTCGCCATCACCATCGCCTTCACCATCGCCTTCGCCTTCGCCATCACCTTCGCCATCACCATCGCCATCACCTTGTTCTTCACCTTCTCCTTCTTCTTCTCCATCATCTCCACCTTCGCCATCGCCTTCGCCTTCACCATCGCCTTCGCCTTCGCCATCGCCTTCGCCTTCGCCATCGCCTTCGCCTTCGCCATCGCCTTGTTCTTCTCCTTCTCCTTCTTCTTCTCCATCATCTCCACCTTGACCATTTCCTTCATCTTGGCTTGGTTCGGTTTTTTCTTCGGCTTTATCAAAGTTTTCAAGGTCTTCTTCGTCAAGTTCTCCTTTTTCCAATGCATCAATAATATCTTCAAGAGAAACTTTCTTCTCTTTTTCTTGTTTTTGCGGTGGAGGAGTTTCTTCTTTGGATTGATTATCAATTAATTCATCAAAGTATTTTTTGGCATCAAGGACATCCTGATAAGAAGAAATTTGAAACTCTTTAAAATCCAAACTATCTCCATCAGTGTTAACCTTGTCTACAATAATTATATCATTTAGAGCCTCGAAACGAACTAAAACGCCCGTTTTTGGAAAAGTTTTCTTCCAAAGTCGCATCTTATTTCCTTCGTTTTTCTTGGTAAATGACATAGTTGTGCCATCTCCAAGTTCAAGGTATTGAATATCTTCACTCATGATTTAGGTGTAAAAGTACAAAGTTTATTTTAGAACACAAAATCAAGGTCGTTATACTTGGCTTTAAGATTCTCAATCTTTCCGCCCTTCTCGAACCTACTATCTTGAACTTTTGAATTAAATTCAATAGCGTTTGCCCACTTGATTTGATGAGGGTAAAAAACAACAAAACTTCCTGTTGTATTGATTTCTCCATTGACCAAATCGTCGGGATTGTCCTCAAACATCAAAATTCCATCGTATTGAGTATTCCCTTTCACAAATTCTAAAAATGGCACACCTCTACGAACAAATTGCCAAATTTTCATTTTCATGTTCATTATTTGGTCAAGTTTTTCTTGAGATAAACCTCTTAAAGAGGGGACAATATCCAAAGAATTTAATCCATATTCATCGCTCAAAACATTCAAAATTTCGTTCATTGGAACTTCTTGAAGCCCATATCTTCTAAGGTCGATAGGGTTTTTCATGTTAACGAAAACTTCGTACATATAACCTTCACTTCCTCTTGCTTGAGCAAACCATTCTGAATAAGAGCGATTATCACCAAAATAGGCTACGGGGAATCTATCGAATTTCCAAGCGTAGAAGTCGGCATCACTACCATGAAATAAAACCAAAGGCTCTTCCGTAATTGGGTTGATAATTTTGCTCACGCCCGAATAATCGTTGGTGTAAAATGCAGAAACCCAATCGCCAAACCAATCGATAAATTGAGGTGTTCTTACTCGTTGAAATTGAGATTTCGTTAATTGACTTTTAACTCCGTTAATGGCAGTTTCATTGCTCAATCCACTATCATCTACCTTTTTTGCAAAATAGGTGTTCTCTAACTTATCAATCAGTTCTATAGGGTCAAGAACTTCAAGTTCATAACGCATTTTCAAATCAAAAATTCGATTCAATTCCCTATCGATTTGTATCAATTTAGGATTCTTATTGTCATCAATCAAAGAACGCATAACCTGAAGTTGTACCTCTTGCTCTTTTAGGGCTTGGATGATGGTTTTTATACGCTCAACTCTTCCTTCATCAACTTGTTTTGGTTCTGCAACTTGCTTAGGTTGAATATCCTCAAATGCTAAATCACTTACATCGGCATTTAACTTAGCCGAAAACATAAAAGAATATTTTGGTAAATTGATTTTTTCAGAATAATACTCATCTAAGGTTCTTTCGTAAGGATTAAAATCCCCGTGATTTTTACTTATGTCTAACCTATCTTCAATTTCTGAGCCATCTTGCCAAACAAATTTAACCTTAACCTTGTCATAAGTCCCATCACCTCTAAGTTCTTCTTTTGGATAACTAAATTTTAACCAATCTTCAAACTCTTTAAACGTAGTGAAAGTTTTGTTAACCCATACATCTTCAATGTATTTGATAGGTACTTTATTGCTTTCAGGCAAAGTTACTATCGGGGATTGTGGTGTTTGTTCATCATTGAGAGATAAATTTCGAATATTAGATTGTAATGAAATTTTATAAAAAGGATTAGAGCCTTGTATATAATTATTTATAAAGATGCGTAAAAAAGTTTCAATATTTACGTTACTTTCATTCCAATTGAACCCATCCCCAACTTTCATTTTTAATGAAATAGTTGAATCGTCTTCCCAAACAAATTTAATAGTTATTTCCTCTGATTTCGGAGGCGATAAACTTGCCAATTTTTGACTATATTCTTGTATGAATTCTAATGCACTATCAAAACTATTCCTGATTGTTGAATCTGAATCTTCAAAGAAAAATTGAATATAATCTATTGGAACTATTTTTTGAATTTTAGAAGCAACATTATCATCAATTCCAAGTTCTTCTATCTCGCTTTTTAAAGCGACTTCGTCAAAAAGGAGATTGCCACGTTGTAATTGATTAAAGTAATTTTTTAAGAAATTAGGAATTAGAGATGGGTAAAATTCACTATCTTTATTCAAAAGTAAATTGAATTTAACTTTTGAACCATCTTCCCATTTAAAATCAAAGAAAAATTTAATAGGTTCTTTTAAAGAAGCATTTTTTATTTTAAGGATTTGTTTTTTTAAATACTCATTTGCATCATTAAAAGAAAATAAGAATTTATTAGAACCATCGTCAGTGTTTGTTATTTTAATTATTGAAATACCAATTAATTTTTTAGCGTTATTAGAATCATTGTCTACAACCCCACCATCAGCCATTTTAGGCGTTTTATTAACAATTTCACCACCGCTTTCAAATGCGACTCCTCCATGGTCTGAGTTTAAAGTTGAAAGGATTTCTTTTGGGGTCATCAATTTCCCTTCAAACTCGTATTTTTCCTTGGATTGTACGGCAGGTTTTGTAATTACAACCTCGCCACCTTCTACCTCAATTGGTTCATTAGTATCCACGTTGATACCCTTTATTCCACCTTCTGAATGTGGTTTACCTACAAGATATCCACCTTTCTTAGCGTCTTTTGTTTTGATTTGTTTTGCCATTTTTTTAAAGTTTATAAACTACCACCTTTTTCGTATTTTCTTATATCATTGCTTCCCGTTAATTCATCTCTGAATAATAATTTCTCATCAGTTAAATCAATCAACAAATAGGAAACTACTTTTTTAACTTGAGAATCAAAGGTATGTATTTCAACATATCCGCCAAGAATTTCGGCTATTTCTTCAGCCTCAGTTTCATTGTGGGTTTCGTGCAAATTTTCGCTATCATCATTTACTACGCGATAAACAACTTCATCTTCGGTAATAGTTGATGCATAAATAAGTACAATTGAATCTGCTTTATCGTCTTCTCCTACGTATAAGATTTTACGAGAGACGTTCAATTTACGTCCTCTTTGTAAGTAAGAATAATCTTCATTAAGTTCAATCCCAATTTTGTAAAATTGAGTTGAAATTCTTTCATAGAAGTAATTTAACAAACTATTTAAATTGAAGCCCTTAATTTCTTCCTTATTTGATTCAAAATCGCCAAGGTCATACAATGGTTTAAAATTTAAGATGTAATCCAACTTACTTTCCAAATCATCATCAGTTTGCCCCCCTTTAGCCATGATTTTCATTAAATTCCCCTTGGCTAATTTTAAATCTTTTAACCTCTTGTAGTAATTTGGATTTTCATATAAATGTGATGAAGCGATGTGTTGAGCCATCAAGTAATCATCCGTATGTTCAAGTTCATGGTCTGCACCCTCGTTTAAAAGTTTTTCAACTTCTTTTTTTGTGAGATTGTGTTTTTCTTGAATCTCTTTTGGGGTGAAATAAATTACACCATTGTAGGTTTTATTGCTATTAGGCGTATTATTTTCGGGGTTTCTCATTTCTATGCAATTTTCAGAAAGTGTGATATTTTTTGTTGTTAAATGATTATTTGCAACAACATTAAAAGCATCTTGTAAATCCATAGAATCCCCAATTACAAAGGACTTTTCAACTCCTTCAGCCGTTTCAAATGTTGCAATAAACTTCATTGTTCAATCTTTGCTCGTTAATCGGTTCTATCAATTAACTTTGTTATGTCAAATATAGACAATTATGAAAGATTTTTTCAACATCAACAGCGACAAGTGGTTGGGTGGCGTGAATGTTCACAACACTATCACCATTGCTCTACTCGCCTACTTAGTTTACAAATTGAAGTAATTCAATTTAAACAAGTTGGTCGTGCCTGAGCAATGACATTCGTGAGTAGGGCTATCAACGGAATGTGGTTAGCCCTATTTTTTTTAAATGATGTTTTGAAATAGTTTTTTCCAACCCTCTGCAATCTTATCCCAATCATAGACCATTAGCCCGTCTAAGTAGCAATCCAAATCAATTTTATCGCCTCTCTTATTAGCGTGGTAAACGCGTTTTAACACGTTGGCAACTGATATGGGGTTAGGTATTCTTCGGATATTTTCGCCATCAATTGGTTCGATATGGTCGAATAAGTCGTAAACTCCATACGGCAAATTAACTTCTTCGGCAATTTCGGCAAGGCTTGTATGGGAAGGAAATATGATTGGCAATTCTACCGCCATTGCTTCGGTGATGGTTAAACCCCATCCTTCTGCTCCCGTTGTGGTGATAAAACAATCCAAGCAATTGTAGACTTCATTCATTTCTTCAATGGTATATCCTTTTCCTTCCTTGTAGGATTGTTTTGACGGGAAATACACATAATCCTCCAACTCCAAGTTTTGAATTACTTTAATGAGATTTACACCGCTCGAATCGGTTGGTGAGCAATGAAGATACAAGGCTACTTTATCTTCTTCTTGTAGAATCTTCAAGTAATCAACGAAATACTTGAACGCTATAATTGTACCCGCGATATTTTTACGGGGATTGTTCTTATTTATGTTCCCAAAAATCATCTTGTTTTTGGGCAGGTGATATTTATCGCGAAGTGCTGATTTATCAACGCTTCCCAACGGATAAAAATCATTTCTATTTGCTCCATGGGGCAAAACTTGAATCTCTTGTTTTTCGCCAAGATATTTTTCAAGTTCTCCTTTCCCATAGTTGGTGTAAGTAACTAACAAATCCCAAAACCCCATGTCATTTAAGTACACGGGGTTGGGTTTGCTATCAATCGCACAATAGAGAATGCTCTTGAATTTTTTCTTTTTGGCTTTCTGAATACTTTTTAGAACTCCCATCATTGGGCTAAACACGGGGATGTCGTTAACCGCCCAAACATAATCGTAATCAAAATCATTCAACTTTTTCAAAAAACCATCGCGAAACCATAAGTCATTTAGGTTCTTGGCGTATTTCTTGGCACTATAAACAAGTGTTTCGATTCCGCCAATATTCATTTTCTTATCTTCTCCGAAATAGTTCAAAGCATGAATGTGTACTTCGATATTATTTTCCGCGAAAAACGGCATCAAACGCTCCATAAGGTTCTCAGCAACGGAGGCTAATCCCGTATGGGTCGCATAATCCATGTACGCTAATAAGTATTTCCTCTTTGCCATTTTACTTCAATAATTCCAATTTTGGTTTCGCAGGTTCAATTTGAACATTAGAAACGGCAAATTTGATGTTGTTTGCTTCGCAATTTTGGCAATAAAACAAATTGCCATCTTGTACACCGATAATTGCTCTTGAACAATGCGTAGAGCACAATTCGTATTCTTTCGCATATTGCCCCTCAATTTGAGTAGGCACTAATTGAGAAGGCACTTTGTGGCACTTAACTGCTTGTCCATCTTTTAACAAGATTTTTACCTCTTTAAATTGCTTCAACGGGTGGTTAGTGATTTCATACTTGTGGATGAATTCAATTGGTTTATTTTCAGACATAAGATTTTATTTTAAAAGGTTAATTACTTCTACGAAATGTTTGCATTTCTTCTTTTCTAATTCATACAATTGCCAAAAAGGAACAAGTAATGGGTGTCTCTTTGTTTCTATGTTTTTAGTTTCACCATAAATCCACCCATTATGACTTTTCTCATTAAGCCAATAATTGTGAGAATTTTCGGGAGTTGGATTTGATTCTAAACAATAAAATACTTGTTTAAAAATGTAATGCTTTTCAACTTTATCTAATTCATCCCATGGTGACTGCGCTAAATTATCGTTTGTTTCTCCCCATATCCTCGTTGATTCGTAGGCGATTTTTGCAATAAAACCGACCAAAAGACCATTTTCAACTTGACTCATTTCAATCCTTTAGCGATTCCTTTTACCGCATACATTTGTGCCGTCTCTAACTCAGTCATGGCGATTGAAAAACATCTTTTTGCTTCTCCGTCTTCTGTTGCCACAAGTTCGTTATTACAATAGTCAATAGCGTCAGCCATCATACGTTTGAATGTTCCAATCTTATCATCGCTTGATGGATTGAAATTAATGTGACATCTCTTTTCTCCGAGTGTCATCGGTCTTTGTGGTGGTGTTTGGTCTTCCATATTTTTTAAAATTAGTCTATGTTTTCTTCTCTTTTAAAAGGGGTGGACATAACATTATATGTCCAATCGGGGTTAGTTGCTTTTTTGTATAATGAAGTCATCGCCATCATTTCTTTAATCATCTCGAAATCATGCCCATACGAACCCGTTTGTGGGGGTAATTCTTTAAAAAAATCGGTTTTTATGCATAATTCTGCGTGACCAATTAATCCTTGAGAAAGTTGTGAATCCCTTATTAAACCTAAAGCACTATTGAATACATTGTAGTAAACAAAATCAAAATCAGTATTCTCGATTTCGCTTAAATAATGTTGAAAGTGATAGTTCTTGATACAATCATCGTTATCAATGAAGCATAGGTATTTCCCATTGGCTAAAATCTTCATCAGATTTCTAACGTAATAGCCGAACCCACCGCGATTTGAATAAAGATTCCAAGCATGGAAATAATTGCCTTTTTGGCGTTCCTGCTCGATTAAATTCATCATCTTGCCACTATCCAATAACTCTTGAAAATATGCGCAATGGTCTCCAATAAGAAATACTTCAAAATCATTGATTGTTTGATTGCACAATTGCTCAATCAATCGTTGCGTTCTTTGCGGTCTGCCATAAATGGGGACAACCGCAGTAATCCTTGGGGTTATCATCTTATGAAAATTAAATTTTCAGCATTTTTTTGATGAAATTTCATTCCAAAAGAAAGAACGTATTTGAACATTTTTGCTTGTAGCAACAAATCGCTATTGTACTCAACACATAAGCATTGGCAATTTACTTCGTTCAAGTCAATCATGTTCAGAATAATCCAATCCATACCCTCGGCATCGATTGAGATAAATTCATAATTTTGATTCTTTCTTGTGGCTCTAAAATCGCTCCAAGTAATGAAGTCTGCACTAATCTCTTTGAACTTAACATCATCACCCCATTTTTTGGTTTCTTCTTCATCCAAAGAGGAATACAAACACACATCTTCGCCATTTTTGTAACCACCACTCTCGTAAAATCTCTTTTCACCATTGAATAACGCTAATCCATAATTCAAGCATTCAACTTTTTCGTTGTCTTTGTGCAATTCCTGAAGCAATGCAAACGCTTTAGGGCTTGGTTCAAACAATACGCCATTCCATCCATTTTCAATCAAATGCAAGGAATTGGAGAAAGTCTTGCCATCATTAGCCCCAATGTCCAATAATGTGAAATTTGTGGTGTCCTTGCCTTGAAAATATTGGGCAACTATTTGGTCTTCGTTGTTCTGCGAATAAAACATAATTAACTTCTAAAAACGTCAAACTTTGAGAAAATTTCCTCGCTTACAAATTCCGTGTCTTCTCTCTTACGAAGAACACAACTCACATTGCCACCATCGGTAATATTACCCATCGCATATTCGGTAACAAGTTCAAGGATTTCATATCCCATAGCATCTGCTAATTGGCGATAAAAGTTTTCATTGAGGTAATTGCACCCGTGACCAATCCAATGACCCGTCATAGGGTTCTCGTGAATCATAATACCACCAACCTTACAAGCATCGTGGATGTTTTTTCTTGCTTGATAGTAATTACCATCAACGTGCTCGGTTGTACCGAAATCAGTTACAACATCAAAAGCATTGTGATAAGCCTCGTCAATAGGCTCTCTCAAGTCTACAATTTTTGAATTTTGGCAACCAAGGATATCCCAAGTTTCCATATTTACGCCAAATCTCTTTGGCAATTCATTCAATGAAATTGACATTTCATCATAACCCTGAACGTAGATGTTTTGACATCCCAATTCAAGCATTCTCTTTGAAGGATGAAGGCATTCAAAACGCTTCATTCTATCTAAACTTAAATGTGTTATTCCCATAATATTTATGCTAATCCTTGTGCGAAAAAACATACCGAATCATTGTTCGGTACTTTATTATCATCGGTAACGTATTGCAAGTAATCTTGACCACTCTGCAATTTCATACCTAATTGGTGGCGAATAATGCTACCACAACTCATATCGTGTCTATGACCCATACAACGCTCATCTTGGCTCTCGGTCTTATCATTATTTGACCATTCACCTTTGAACATCCCATCCATCATAGATTGCTTCCATTTATTGAAAAATTCATTGGCAATTTCAGTCGTGAAATCTAAGCCAAGGAATCCCGCATTGCCATACATCATGATATTCATGGCTTCATCTCGTGAAACACCAAAATAATCCAATGCTCTATCGTTTGTCCATGTACCAACCATGTGACCCGCTTCTTGGCAGATATACCCATCGGCATCCATTACCTCAAATACTTTCATCACATTTTTGATAGCCCAAACGCTACAATCTACCCATAAGATTTGCTCAAAACCATGTCTTTTGATTTCCTCGAATGCACACACCTTGAACGCATAAGGGTTTTCTTTGTGTGAAGGAGCGTGTACTTCATGCTCAAAACCATAAAGATAAACGCTTCCAACAAAGTTATTGTTAATTTCTAAACTTGAACGTAATCTTTCTCTTCCCCTCATGTAACTTTCAGTACCCAAGGAGATTATCGCTCTCTTCTTGCTCATTTGTCGTTGATGAATTTATAGTGATAAATCGGCTTTTCTATTTTAGCCTCTTTTTTCAGGTGTTTCTTAATTCTTTCTGAGTATTCTTTGTCCTCTGCATAGGTGATGTTCGGAAATCTACAAACTTTCGCTATAGAAGCCAAAACGGGCGAAATATGGTTAGGAGTTCTGAAATACTTTTCGGTTGTTTCATACCACTCTTTGTTATCAATAGAAATATTCCATGGCTTCTCCCTAAGCCCGTCAAAAGTGATAATTCCATTGATACCTATACAATCTACGTCTGAGTTGTTTTTAATCGCATCATTGATGAGGAAAACGTATTCTGAATCAATTTCATCATCATCATCAATGAATACTACAAATTTTCCCGTAGATTCATCTAATAGCAAATTTCTCTTGTATCCCGTAGTTATATCCGTTCTCCAATTCCAAAGTACTTCAACCTCTTCTTCAAGATTATTTGTTTTGATTTGAGAAAACAAATTTTCCAATAATACATCAAACATCGCCTTTCGTTTAGGCAACGTGCAAATCAATATGGATAGGTTTTTCATATATAAAACATTTCTCTTGGTAAACGAGATTGGATTTCTTCGGCTTTCAAATCAAAGTCCTTTTCAAACCTTGTCCTGAAGCAATCTTTACCTTGATTCCATGTGCCATCATTCTTTGAGGAAATGCTATCCTTTGGAGTTAAATTAATCGAATGATGTAAGTGCTTAAAAACACAATCATCACCTTGTAAATCAACAATCTTGCCCAACATCTCTCCTACGGCAGTCATTTCGGTATCACACCACAAATGAATGTAATCGGGATGGTAGATGTAGCCAAATCGATTATAGTAGGCTCTATCCATGATTGGAAGTGTAACTAACCAATTTCGGTTGCTATTATTGTATCCATCGCTTGTGCGAACTAAGTAATCTTCTTTGCCCTCTAAAGATTTGAGCAAATAATCATCCCATCCTTCAAAACAATCAAAATCATCGCTAACTACTACCAACAAATTACCACGGCAACTTTTAGCACAATTGTTTATGGCTTCGATTGCAGATTTGTTATTGTTGTAATCGATAATAACTGATTCATCTCCTCTGAAGATAGAATTATATTCGGAAGTCATTGGGTCATCGTTGTCCAAAGACAAACGATATTCAATATTTTCTTTGTGGATAGCACTTGACATCCACTTCTTTTGAGTTTTAAACGCAAGTTCAGGTCTTTGCCTACTTGGGTGAATAATGGAAATTAAAATCTTGTCGTTCATTGTTCTATTTGAAAATTATAAAAAACGGCAAAAGGAAACCTATGCCAAAAGCCAATCCCCTTGATTTGTACCATGGGGTTTTAGGTTCAAATTGCGTATTTTTTAGTTTTGTTATTTTTGAATGTGGGTTATCACTAACTACCTCAACCTCATACTTATCTCGTTTAAAAAAACCGCCCTTTGTTACGCCCGTGGTGATAGTAAGTGTATTTGGGATGCTCAAAGAGTCAATAACTAAGTTTTTAAGCCCTACCTTGCCCTTAATTGAAAAAAATGTATCGTTTTTGGAGAATGGCAGAGGTACTTTCACAAAATATGCTCGATTTAAGGTATCGATATATTGAATTACTTGAACTTCGTATGGAACTTTTACTTCTTTAATGATAGTATTTGTGCCAACTTGAGTTTGATTTTTGATTGTTTTGAAATCTTTGATTGTTTTTACCAACTTCATGTTCTCATCATTTAACTCAAGAATTCGTTGCTCTTGAATGGCGAATTGTTGATTGGATTTGTCCTTGTGAATTTTGAAGGTTTGGTCTTTCAATTCAACTTGGGCAAGAACTTCTTCCACCTGAGATTTTGTGTGGCAATATGCGAATAACAAACAAATGATAATAAATGATATTATCACGTTCTTGACAAGCAATAATGGATTAGTTTCAGGCGATTTCGTCGATGGTGCAGATTTCATAAAATAGCATATTAAGTTTGTTTAACTTGGCAACGGCTAATGCGCAATCATCTAAGTTAAATGTATGTGCTTCAAAGATACTTTTCGTAAGTTTATAAACAAGCGTATGCTCATCAAAATCACTCAAATATCCTATGAAAAACGCCCCTTTGTCATGCGATTGAAAAGGGTCTACTTTGTTTTTCTTGATGACGTACTTCTTATCTTCCATGAAAAGGGAAAATGATATAAATCAAAAACGCTATTTCCAACGTAAACATAAACATCAACACGGCATTTGATTTGTCTAAATACAAATCATACTCATCGTCATTATAATCAAAATTGCCGTTTTTGAACAAGTGGTTCAGAAAAAAAGGAATTGAAACGATAACATAGATTGGAAATACCAATATGTAAAAAAACAATTGTTCAAGTAATTCTAAAAAATTTCTCATGGTTTATAAATTGGGTACGATTCTTTCAAAAGGGGTTGTAAATAATTCTTCGCCAGGAGCACCACCCCATTTTTGGATGTAGTACCTTCTGCACTTGTAAACATTGTCGTAAAGTGTGCTATCTTTTTCGCCACTTTGAGATAGCCTCAAAACTTCGGGCTTCAAAAAATCTGAATCTAACTTCCTCATGCCCATTAGTTGTAAACGATAGGTATAGTCGTTGTCTTCGTAGTATGCAGGAAAAAAGTTTGAATCAAATTCGCCAACTTTTAGAAAAGTTTCAATTGGCAAAATGAAAGAATAATACCCACCGCCCGTGTAAAAGTCTGCGGGGTTTTCCATCATCCAATCTTCAATTTCGTATGGGTCTTTCTTTACAATCACATCATCATTTAAAATCATAATATGAGAATAACCCAAACGCATTAAGTAGGTAGCAATTTTATTCCAAGAGGCAGCAACACCAATATTGCTATGGCGATTGAAAACTCTGAAATAAGGGTAATCTTGTTCAATCCCTTGATTGCCATTGTCCACGATGTACATATGGCGATGCCTCCATGTTTTACGATAGACGGCAAGGGCTTCTTCTAACAAGTCCTTTCTATTAATGGTCGGTATTCCTAAAGCAAGTGTTGGTCGCGTTGTCATTTTATGATTCAATTAATTCGCCCGTATCGGTGTCAATCATACCATCATCTGATTCTATGGTATTTTGCCCGAATAAGTTATTTTGGTTTTTCTCAAGGATTTCCATCTTTTCGATAACCAAATTTGTAAAGTATCGGTTGTTGCTCTTTTTACAAATGGGGACAAACCAAATACGGACTTTATCGCCTTCTTGGTAAATCTTAGTATCACAACATCCACGTCTCCATTCCCCCCTTAAACTAAAAACTACGGGCATAATCATCCCTCTCACCTTTTTCTTCATGATGAGAGTTGCGAAATATTCGTTATCGCAAATAATTTCTGAGATTTTGCCTTCCGCTTTAATTATCATACTTTATTCACAAAAATAAACATTTCACACCATTAATCCAATTTTACAAATATTCTTTATCCACTTCAATATGTTCATTCTCAACAAATTCAGTCTCTACGAAATCGTCTGAATTCATTTTGCTTTGCTTCTTAATTGTTTTTGGGATAAGTGCTACTCGAATCGCTTGGGCAATAAACTCACCTAACGAATCTTGCATACGAGTAGCATCTTCAATGGTTTCTGAATTTTCTACAATCTGAGACCATCCGCGAACATTCGCCAAAGGGACTTCTGATTTATCCTTGGTGATTACATAAATAGTTTGAGATTGAGGCTCGTAAAACACCTCTCCATCGAGAAATTTCTTAATTGTCATGTGGGTATATTTTTTTGTTGTTGTAATCTATTCTAACAATATCGCTTGGCTTTGGCAAAATATTAAGCAATTCGACATTGGTGTAAACTTCCAACACGACATGAGACTTGGGCTTGTTTTTAAAATTCCAAATAGACCTTGGGATAATTGGATACTGCTTTGAACCCAACTCAAAACCAAAATGGGTGCTATTGTGAAAATTGCAATAAAAAATGTAAATGAATTTGGATATCATTCGTCGTGTTTGTAAAACAAAGATATGTGGATTTTTTTATTTTCCAAAACAAATACAAACAAAAAACCACCCATTTTATTGGGTGGCTCTTTTTCTTAGTAGGATAACAAAAATTACTTAATGTTTTTCATAAAGAATGGCTCATTACCATAAATTGTACCATTCCATTTGCTAATGGCTTGTTGTTGCAATAACTGAGGCGTAATACCACTTGAGATGATTTTATTCTCTTCTGCTTTTAATTTCGCCAATTCGTTTCTCTTACGTTGCTCTACGATTTGTTGGTCGATAACTGATACGTTGGTATTTACTTCGTTACGGGAATCAATTTTTGCTTTTACCTTGGCACTAAAATCTAAGTTTGAACTGAAGTTAAGCAATAGTAAGCCTTTTTCTTCAAATGCTTTTTTAACCTTTGCTTCCACAATGCGTTCAAATCTTAAAGAACCACCATTAGCCATTAAAGTATCAGTAGAATGAGAACGAGATTCTTCCTTTATAATATCGTAAATCATAGGCTCTAACACATTATCTTCCAAAGCCCTCATAAAATTATCACCCGAACCTAAACGAGAATTCAAGAATACTAAATCAACTACGCTACTTTCAATTACCTTATATGTGTATAATGGGCTTGAAGTAAACTCCGTATTATCGGCAGCCTTCAAGTGCAATGCTTTTTTGGTTTCATTGCCATCTTTTGATTCGGTGAACTCGGCACGTTGCTCCCAAGCAGGTACTTGGAATAGTTCTACGCCAGGGCTTGAGGTATTTACTCTACCTTGTTGGCGAGTGTAATCCGACTTACCATTCTTACCATAATTTTCCATAAGTACGCCAAAATAATTTGGGGCAACTCTTTCGCATGAGATGAATGTCATTACTGCAACGAATAAGACCATTCCGATTAATTTGTATTTTTTCATTTTTTTGGTTTCTTTTTAGACGATTTAAGCCACTTAATTATCGAGTGACGTTGTTGGATAGCAATTAATGGGATTAAAATCATGACAACTATCCCAATGAAAGGATTAACATGATTGAACACCCAAGGATAGATTACAAAAAATGCAATAACGCATAGTAGCAATAATCCGATTTTGATAAAATTTATTTTCATGATTTATGATAAAAGATGTTTAGCCTTCTCAATTAGGTCTTTGAAATTATTTAAGAACTTTTCTGCAATTTTTTGCGATTTAAAAGACAAAAAATACTCACGACTAATCCCCCAATCAACTATAAAATTCCCATTTTCCTTAAAAATGCAATACTTTTTAGATTTAGTATTATCCCAATCAGGAATCCATCCTTGGCGATATACTTCTCTTAATTGAGAAAGTTGGGCAAGAGCAATAGATGCTTCGGCTTGTTCTTTTGTGAAAAATACATTCCTATGATGGTCGAATGTTTTTAAACCAAATCCTGTCTCTTCGATTTTGCAATCAGATTCAACAAAATATCCGTTAATTGTTTTTAACTCTTCCCAAGTTTTAGGTAATTGTGGTTCAATTAGTTCAATCACAATTATTTCAGAATTGCTTTTCTCTTTGTTTAGTTGATACCCTTTAGGCATTCTAATATGTTGTTCTTTTTCCATTTTATGGTCGTGTTGTTTGTTTGTAAATTAATAAATCAAGGGTCTTGTCGTTATCTCTGCTTGTACCATCAGTGTTGTGTAACGTAATGTTATCATCGAAGTCTTTTGCGATTAGGATTTGAAAATCTTTCGTCTTAAAGTGGATGCATCTTTTAACTGCTTGACCATTTCTTTTGTACATTTTATCGTTCACCCCGATTGCTCTTATAACGGCATTCACTTTGATGTTTTTATTGATTTGATTAGTGTTTTTAAATTGGTTTCTCTTAACGACTTACTTTCCTCATTTTGAAAACCCACATAATAAGTTTTCGTGCCACCCTTCAAAGTAGGAAGTTGTATTTTTTCTATCTCCCAAAATTTATCGTTTGAATCTTTTACGCGTTTTGGGGCTTTCATAAACCATTCAAAGTTGATTGCTCAATTTCGGTAGCGCGAATCTTTACGTTTTCCAAATTTTCGTAAATAATCATAACTTGCAAGAACTCGGTTATTTGAATCAATTTTGGGAAATTGGTTTCATTATCCCATGTAGCCAATCGAATGTAGTTTTCAGTTTTAACGGCTTGAAGTTCATACCCGTCCCCATTGTAATATGGGCTTTTAAAATAATCGATATTGTGTTGTGGTTCGCCAAATTTAGTAATTAGTATTTGTAACTTACTTTCATAATCACTCACCAAATCGCTAAAAGAGTATTGCTTATTGAAATAAACTTTAACCTTAGTGACGTATCGATTCTTTGTAGTATGGAAAACATAAACCTCAACTTCGTCTACGCCAATCCTACCTTTGTAGGTATAGCCATTTTCAAATTTGTTGAAATAGGTAAAACCTTTCTCAGTTAATTTTTGCCTGAATACATCTACGCTTCCACTTAATGGGATACCCGAAAATGTTTGTGCAGTTGCTACAATTGTCATCAACAATGATGCAACGATTGAAAAGAATTTTTTCATAATGTGTGTTTTAATATCGTGTTTGATATTTCAAAGATACACTTTTGTTTTATTCTTGCAAATAAATTTTAAAATTATTTTTTTATTTGACTTGCACATCAGGCTTCAGCGCATATTGAACCGATATGTTAAAAGCATTCTTACCCAACGTAGTGTCCTTAAATGCTTTCTTCATAGATTTTACCCAATTCGTTTCGGGCTTGGATATCCCCTCAATGAACTCTTGGATTTCTTGAGATTCAAAAGATTTGTCCGTATGCTCAATCTCAATCGTTATGATAAATGTTTTCATTAGTAGTAATAATGGATTTCGGGTTTACGATGACGGCAGATAAAATTTTCAGCCTCATGCAATGTTGGATAAATGGCAGGTTTTTGATATAATTTGTCATACGCATCTTCCCAATATAAATCACCAATCATAGTAGGCAATAAAAACTGCACTATGTGTGCTCCATTCATTCTAACCACACGATATTTTAAATCAATTGTTAGTATTTCTTCAATTAAGTTTGGTTCAATTTCTCGCTTGTGTGGGTTTGGTAGTTTGTTGTCCATAAGTTTCGTTTTTATAGTTTAATTAGTCTTTCTATTACATCTTGGGTGTTATGCCCGTCAAATTCAAAAAGTGCTTTTTTAGTTTCGGGTATTTTAAATAAATCCCAATCTTCTATCGGGTAGTGATTGGATATTTGCCCCGTTGGCAACAAAGCGCATACGATAAACCAATTGTCTTTACCGAATGGGGATTGCCCATCATGATGCTTACGGCTTTTGTGAACATGATATTTTATCGATTTTATTGTCGCACCGCCTAATTTTTTCTCATAGATAATTTGAGAACCCCACTCGTTAAATAAAGCCACATTATAAGCCTTTCTAATCGCATATAAATCCCTAAAGGTGTGAAACCCATCTGAGGTATCTTCCGTTATTTCGGTCTGCTCGGCATACATTTCTTTTGCCTTTTCGCGTATGTCAATAATTGATTGGTCAAAAATTTGACCCGAAAAAAGTTGCTCGAAAGCCCAATCTATGGGATTAATATTTTTGTTGTTCATATTTTCCGTTTTTTTAATATTCAAATTGGTTTGTTGTTCATTAGTTACATTCAACAACTCTTCTATAAGTGTTGAATGATATTCTCTCATGGGAGAGCCATCCTTATTTAAAAGTTCTCTTGCCATTATTTGTCTTTATCATGAGATTCTTGTAATTCACTTTTCTTTTTGATGACCTCGTTATGAATGAGAAGTTTTGCAATTTGACCATAATTTAAGTGTAAGGCTACTCCATTTTTGTTGATTGTGATTTTATTTTCAACAATGTATATCAAAAATTCGTGGTAGATTATTTGATGTTTAGTATAATCATAAATAATTTCTAAATCGCCATTTTGATTAGCAACTTGATTCAAAGCAAAATTTTTCGAGATGTTTAGTTCTAACTCTAATAATTCTACTAATGTTAGTTTTTCAATTGGATTATTCATTTTCATTTCCATTTTCTTGTTTGTCTTTTTCTATTAATTCTTGTAATTTTCTTTTCCATTCGGCTCGTAAGGCTTCACGATTTTTTATGCGCCATTGAATGCGTTCAATCGCATCGGTTTTATAGGCATTGTTAATCAAAATATCTATTCTTTCTCTTGCATCAATGTAATTGTACCCCAACTCGTTTTGTATGTCAAATAAATAATTGGCGTGGTTTTCATCTGAAATCACTAATCCATTGTTAAAAACATCTACACATACTTGGCAATTACACTTGTTCGTATCGCGAAAAACTTTTTTACCTATATGTTCAATGAACCATTGTTTATCTTTCATTTGTCCCTCCGTGTATTAATTTAATTCAACAAAAAAATTCTTGGTAGTAAATATGCCTATTAATTGTACGAGTCCTAAATACCCAACTATGTAGGCTGAAGCAAAGTGCAAAACCAAAAAAACAAGCAAGTTGTATCCTATCGTTACTCATTTATTGCCTACGCATGTTAAATTATAAAACCTTTCAACTTCTTCATCAGTGTTTATGCTCGTTGTATGATTATTCCACCAAAAGAAAAAATCAGTAGCAAATTTTAATTTTTCTGCCTTCTCCATTTCTTTGGCTCTATCTCTAATTTCTAAGTTATTTTTAAGATACTCATCAAATGTGTATTCGCCATTGTTGAACTTTTCAAAGGAGTTAAACAATTGTTCAAATTGCCATTCGACTGCCAATTGTTGTGTTTCGTTTGTCATTTGTTGGTGATTAAAAGAGTCATTAAAAATATCCCTATAGAAATTCCCAATAGGAATCCTACAAAAATGCCAATATTAAGTTGGCTCATTTTTTTTGTTTCGATTTTCATATACCTAAATTTATTACTTTACATTTATTGACTCAATCCTGAATTTAATTTTATTTCCTTCATATTTTTTTGGATTTTGAGTAATAAATTTTTCAATGGGAATTAAATCTCTATCGTATTCTTCAAATATTGTAATTAGATACCATCTTGATTTAGATGTTTTGCGTATTGGTGGTTTATTACTTTTTTTGATTATCATATTTTTTCCTTCCATTCAGTTGTATTTTTTGTTAAAACATCAATATCATTGATAACGCTTTTTAGCATTTCTTTAAATTCAATTGAATCATCTTCCCAAATGTCAAATCTCATCTTTTCATCGCCATTTTGAATAGTCAATTCAACGCAACTTATTTTTACTTTTGATGTAATCACCATTGCAAGTGACGTTTCGTTTGTTTGGTCGTTACTCATTTTCTTTGCATCTTTTTTTGATGAATTTCTTTTAAAAAATCTTTGTATTGCTTCTTATCCCCGTACTTTATATGGCATTGCCTACAACAAGCCATTAAATTTTCAATGGTATCTTTATCTCCTTTGGGATTTCCACCCATGCCCCTTGCGTTAACGTGATGAATATCGATACTTTGCGCCCCACAAACTTCACAAGGAATAAATGAATTTTCATCATACCCGAAATAATCCATGTAAATCTTTGTGTGATTTTTCATCTTGTTATCTTTTGTTGCCCCGTTTGGACTCGAACCAAAACGCCCTCGGTCAAAGCGAGGTGAACTGCCATTATTCTACAGGGCAAGGTTGCTCGTCTATTCCGAGCAGTCAAACTATACTTAATAGGCGTTACCCTTTTTTGAGTTTTTAAATGGTCGCAGCACCTATGTGTATAGCCCTATGTGCTTCTGTACCCGTTGCCGTTGAAACTTTAAGCGTATTGGTGGTTTTTGGTTTCCAATGTTCATCGATTTTTTTCTCAAATCTAATCAACTCAAATGTTTTGCCCGATTCAGACATGATGTAGTAATTCACATCTTCTTCTAACAATTTAAAACATTCATCGCTTAATAAACACCCTTGGTATTTACACTTGTTTAAATCTTTAATGGTTAAATCACCAAAGGTTTTAACGTAAGAATTAGGGTTGTAACTATTTACTTGTCGTAAAAATTCTTCATCCCCCATTTTTTCTCTGTTAAGTAGTGTGTAACTCTTTCCGAGTTGTTCGTTGTGTTCGATTCCATAGCCTGCTTTGAAATCGATTGTTCTTAATGTGTACATATATTTATAAATTGGTTTTATGTTAAGCGAATCTATACCCCTTATAATCGCATTTAGCGCAATGGGTACTTTTTTTGGTAGGTAAAGAAGTTAAAGTGATGGAAGGATTACTATCAACTAACTCTTCGCCACATTTTGGACAAGCAATTCCATTTGGAATTGGGTTATCCCTAAGTTGAGATGATGAAATAGCCATAGCATCTGCGTTGTGTTGTTCTAAGGTTTTTAATTTTTTAGTCATATATTTATTAATTTTTTTGTTTGTTTAATCTCTTGCTCGGCATTCGCAATGTGGTGCATGAATCCAATCTGAACTTCTACGATAATATTGAACATACAAGTGACCTTTATTACGAGATTCATGATAGGAATCAAATTCATTGTTTGTTGTCATATCTTCTTTAATTTCACTACTACATGAATAAAGAGAAAGGGCTATTATTGCTATTAAAGTAATTTTTTTCATATTTTCTTTTCTTTAATTATTTCGATAAGTTTTTTGATAGCAGTAAGTTCTGCTTCTTCATAAGTGTAAAAGTGATTAATAGCAAGTCCATTATCTGTGTTAATAAACTCCTTAATATCACTTTGACATACTTGAGCAATCCATACTTCTTCAGGGTACTCTTCTTCAGGGTTCTTGAATGGTCTAATTATATACATTGTATAGTATAATCCGTACTTTTCTCTAAACCATCTAAATGCTTGTGAGTAGGTTGGTGATGCTGTGTAATGATTAGGAATTTCAGAATTTTTACAAGTCCTGAAGCCTGAAATGCGGTATTGGTCATCATCATCTACCATTATAGGTGAATCTTCGTTATATTCTGTTTGGTAAAAAGCAAAACAAGGTTCATTAAATCCAAGTTGTTTTAACTCTAAAGCAAGTTCGTATGCGATAAAATCTTTATTTGTCATTTGTTACCTCCGTAGGTTAAAAATTTTCAATTTCTTGTTTTACTTTTTCCCAAAATCTATGTTCAGAATCTAAGTTTTGAACTTCCATCCAATCAAAATCAATTGCTTCGTCTATTTCATCAACACATTTAGTTGCACAATTTTTC